AACGTTTTGTTTTTTTCTTATAATGCTTTGTTTTTCTTTTTTTGTATCTTCTATTAGATTTTTTAGTGTTTGTTCCACCATTAGGATATCCTGGTAGTTTGTATGCTGGTGGTACTGGTGGTAGTGCAGGTGCGGATGGTAGTTGTAGTTGTAGTGCTCGTGCTTCTGGTATGTTACTCTGTTTTTTTTTTGAATGTCTTCGCCTTTTCTTAGGCGACGAATTCATCGCCACCTCCTCCCGCGCCGCCGCCGCCTTCTCCTCCTCCGCCTTCGCCTCCTCCGTCGCTGCCACCGCCGTTACCCCCGTCGCCGCCGTCAGAGTATTCTGCGCGTCAATCTGCTCCTGCATCTTCTCTATTATATCATTATTCGCTGCACTCGAATTTTCCACAGCCGTATTATAAGCCACCATCGCCCTCTGTACCGCTTCTACCGCTGTCGGTGTCGGTGCATTCATCCCCGCCGCCATCTCCATATCAACCACCTCCTTCGCCCGTTCCAGCTCTGCCTGCGCCCTCGCCGCCGCCGCCGCCTCGGCCGTCCTCGCCGCCGTCAGAGTATTCTGCGCGTCAATCTGCTTCTGCATCTTCTCTATTAGATCATTATTCGCTGCACTCGAATTTTCCACAGCCGTATTATAAGCCACCCTCGCCCTCTGTATCGCTTCTACCGCTGTCGGTGTCGGTGCATTCATCCCCGCCGCCATCTCCATATCAACCACCTCCTTCGCCCGTTCCAGCTCTGCCTGCGCCCTCGCCGCCGCCGCCACCGCCTCGGCCGTCCTCGCCGCCGCCGCATCCATCTCCATCTTCGCCAACGCTTCGGCCGTCCACTCCCTGGGCCAGGGGCCGGGCTCTACCTTCGCCCATTTCGCCTTCGCATTGATATATGAATCTGGCATTTTTAATATTTGCAAATATTAAAAATTTCTCTTAAATATTTAAGAGAAATCTTTAATTAGGCAGACACTTTAAACCAATTATTATTATTAAATGGACTTATTAAAATATTACTTATTCTATCTTTCCAATATTTAACACGTTGATCAAATAATAATTCTTTATTAGTTTTAGGATATAGATCTTTGTCTATATATTGTTTTTCTAACTCACTTTGTTTAGGTTTTACTCCATAACAATTTGAACCCAAACGCGTATGTGGGTTTGGAACATAGCCTCCGTTTATTCCTGGTAATCCACAATCATATTTGTGACCTTCTTTTTCTTGTAATGTTCGCCAATCACTTTGACTTGTAGGATATAATCCTAATTGATCTTTTGTCCAACCATAACTACACCAGCTTGCACCCTTAGTTTGTGATTCATTTAATTGTTCGTATGTCGCCATTTCTCCTTCAAAAGCATTGCATACAGCTTTTGCATCATGATATGTAAATCTGTTACCTGGAACATGATATACTTCCCTTAAGTCTAAAGCTATATCTTTTGTATCACTATCTTTATTGCTAACAGTAGATTTAACTCTTATTTCGGGTTCTATTGAAAATATATTTTTAAGTTCTGTTACAACATCAATATTAAAAAAGTAAGCTAATCCATTTACAAAGATTAATAATATAAATAATCCCCATAATAGTGCTTGTAAAATAAAAAACGATATAGAAGGTTCATAGTCATCATCACTTGTAATAGAATTTCCTAAAAATGTAAATAATATGTAATATACTATTATTATTACAATTAACAATACTAATACAAAAGGATTAGTGCCTAAATTATTTAAATAATTATAAAAATCTTCAGTCACATTATTAAATAATGTCATAATATTATATATAAATAATATATAATATTATTGATTACATAAAATATTTAAAGTTATTTAATATTTTATAGGTATATTTTATAATGCTATACTATTTTTCTATAAGTATAACTATAAGCTTTTGCACTAATTAGTGAATCGTCACTAATTTCAGTTACACTTGTATCATTATAGTTATACCATTTTTGATTAGCATTTTTAACATATGAAGTATAATGACCACCCAACGAACCTCCGCTATGATTACATATTCCAAACAATTCATAAATATAATTGTTGTTATTATAGCCCAATACATATTTTCCCAAATCAATGTTTACAAGAGGTGTTTCTATAATATTATTCAATTTATGATTATTATTATCAAATCGTTTAAAATCAACTATCAATATATTTGGTAAGCTCCAAAATTTAATACATTTTTTTACACTTTCCTTCTTGTTTGTATTTTCATTAAACCAAGCATTATCATTTTCCAATAATTCATTACTTGTATATAAATCAAAACAATCATAAATAGTAGCACTCTTATTCTCTCTTGGTATTGGTAAATTTATTATACTAAAACTCTCCGGTGTAATACTATAAATAATATTATCTGCATTATTTGAAATAATTAATGATACATGTATTCCAAAAAATAATTGTAAAATTTCCGAATAATTATTTGAATAATTACTTTTAATCATGGAATAACATTTTTTTGCTATTTCATCTATATTATTTTTTGATGTGCCAACTATATTAATATCTACTTTGCGTTCAATTCCTTCATGAAAGCAGTCAAATAAAAAAATTAAAAATTCAGGTAAATCATTTTGAGCATAGCCTGTGAATAATTCACGATGTTTTACTTGTGCTATATGTTGTATTGTACTTATAAATCGTTTTGGACTAATCACACAATTTGTTGTCCACATTAAGTCTTTTAACTGTTTCCACTCATATAGTATTAGCGATTTTTCATCATTGTTTACATTAATATTTTCAAGAACCTCATTTAGTTCATAGCAATGTGACAATATTTGCATACATGCATTTATATAACAAGTATTGCCTAAGTTACATAATCCAGTTAACCCTTTATTACTATATTTATTAAGTAATCCTTTAGAATCCATTAATTTATAACTAATAGTGGACATCATTAATTATTTAATTAATTAACGAAATATATTTAAATACATTTAAATATATTTCATGAATATATGAACCCAGTTAATTTAAATGCTAATTTTGAATTGAACATGTTACAAAATTCAATTGCTAATTTAAATAACTATATTCGAAGTGTTAATTCAAGTATTGAATATTTAAATAATGCAAGTGCCAATATAAGATATATGCATGAACATATAAATTATTATTATCATGCTAATAATTTTCAAGTATTGGTAAATAATACACCAACAATTGCAAGACAAAATAATACAAATGATGAATTTACATACGAATACTTTCAAGAATTGTCATTGCATAATTTAAAAAATATTATTAACAATAATATTACAGAATGTAGTTTTTGCACATTATGCAATCCGTTAAATGACACGTGCAGTATTACACATGAAGAATTTACACATGAACATAGCGTAACTAAAATTAATAGTTGTGGACATATTTTTAATTCTAAAGCAATTACTGATTGGCTTATTACACATCAGACATGTCCAAATTGTAGATATAATATATTATCTAATTCAAATATTATTTCTTATAATGACCAAGAAAACAATAACAAATTATTTTTTAATATTGATGAACTGTTAAAGTATTTTTTATTTATACATCAATAGTTGTAAATAATATAATATAGTTATAACGTTTAGCTATTAACTTATTTTTTTCTAACATTATTTGTTTTTGTATATTTTTTTTATTTTTACTAAAATTTTCAAGTTTTTTTTTTGCTTCATTATAAATGCTTGGATTAGTTTTTAATGACTCTTTATAATTTGTATTATTAATTGTTTCTGTTTTATACAACTCTTCTAATTTAGAAATTTTGTCAAATTTCTTTCGTAACTCAATACATAACTTATTAGCATTATTTTTTTTTAAATAAGCAATTTTATGTAATTTTATTAAATAGTTATTATTACTATTACATGCGTCACAATAATTAGTGTTTTTTTGTAAATTATATAATTTACAAATATGTGTAGGTATTTTATTGTTATTTTTATTGTTATTGTTATTGTTATTGTTATTGTTATTGTTATTGTTATTGTTATTTTTATTGTTATTTTTATTTTTATTTAAATCATAATAACCAACTATAGTGTTTGGACTATTATTTTTTTCAGATAAAATAATAGTAGAATGAGTTTTGGTGTTGGTATTATTTTCTTTTAAATATGAATTTAAAATAGTAATAGCTTCTAATAAGCTATTCATTTTTATATTTATAAAAATCTTAGTATAACTAAGTATAAATTTTTATATAATAATTAATTATTATTCATATTTATAATTAGATTTTCTTCGTAATAATGCACCAAAAGGACTCCAATAAGGTAATATTGTTACTTTTTGATTTATTAGTGATAATAATTTTTTAGGTACATATTTTTTATCTACAACTATTTGGAAAGTAAAATCTTTGAACCATGATTCTGACATGTAATAATTTCCATCATAATTTACGCTATCATCTTTTTCAAACATTTTATCTCCCCAAGAATTTTCAACAAGAAAGCCATTGGTTTTTGAGTTATTTAAGTTATAACCTTTTATAACCATAGCATGAACAGGTGCTGTTTGTCTATAATTTAATGCATCACATTTATTCATAGAATTATTAAATCCAAAAATTGAATCATAGTCAAATGCTTCTGCATCCATAAAACTATTTTTATGTGAAATATATTTATCAATATCAAGACCAATCCAAACAGCTTCTTTATTGTCTATTGATTTTTTCGTGGCATCAATTAAATACTCTATTGGGGCATTTATTAGACCATGTCGTTTTTCTCCTAAAACATCAAATGACATTTCAACATCATATTGTTTAAAAAAAGGTGCTTCTTTACATGGATAATTTATTAAACATACTTTGTTCTTAGCACAATATGGAACATATTTTTTATAGAAGTTAAGCGGAGTAATATTTTTGATAATTTTAGCTTTTTTTGGTTTGTCTTTGGTCTCTTCATAATATTCCCAAGTTATTTTTGTTGGAGGTTCTCCCAAAAATACAACCAAAATTTTATAGCATTCTAATAACATACTATTTAATACATTATTTCTATTTTTAATAAGTTCGCTTTTAGGGGTGGTTTTGATTTTATGAGCACATTTGCGTAAAAAGTCATTATAAAAATTTTTAAGTTCTTCTGAGTTGGCACTATGAAAATTATCATCCATATTTGTTTTAGGAACAATACCATATTTTTCAATTAAATTAACAAATACATTCCAACGACCACCATCATCTGTTAAATTGTCTAATATATGTATTAATTTTACAACTTTATCATTAGATGTTATTGTTTCTATATTTACATCATAAGTATCAATTATGTAACTTAAATAGAAATTTGCTTTTTCTAATTTGTCATAAAAAAACAAATAATTTTGTGAAAACTCAAAGTCGGGTGACAGGCTATATTTTTTTATCATTTTATAACGAATAATATTTAAAAAAGCAAAAATCCAACAACGACCACTTTGTTTTTGGTCTGTAATCTTTGAGTGAACATCAATTATGTTTGTAAAAGTGTTTTTTTTATCTTGAATATAGTCACTTTTTAATAACACATTTTTAAAATCTGTTTTCGTATTAATATTTTTTATTATTTTATTTGTTTTATTTTTATTAAATTTATGTGAAAAATTAGAGATTACTTTATTAGTTAATTTATTAACCATATATACCTATATTATATATATATTATATATAATATATAATATATTTGCTATATTACTAATATTTGTTATATTACTAATATTATTTACATATATTATTTACATATATTATTTACATATATTATTTACATTCTTTTAAATAGCTATCAAATAATAAGCTTTTAATTTCCTTACATTTTAGTTCTTCCAGTTTTTTTTCAAATTTTTCTTGTTCTGGCCATTTAGTTCGCAATTTGTCTATCTCATTATACCAAGACTGCAATGTAACACCTCTCTTTTTTTTAAACTCACTCATATTTTCTAAATTTAACGCATAAAGTTGCAATAATGGTTTCATAATTTGATTGCTAATATAATGACCATAATCCAATTTCAAATTATTTTGCGCAATAAAATCAGGTGTTTCTATTTTGTCACCTTGAAGTGCTTTTTTATTAGCATTTACAATATATGCATAATACATTCTATCACCTGAACTTGGTTTATTCCCAATATCTCGTTGTCCAATTCGCTCAGCTAAAACTTTGTGTGCTATTTGATTTGGATTCTTATAATAGCTTCGTAAAGATTTTGTTACTAACAATTTTTCAATTGAATATTGTCCAGCAATCAATTTTTCAAGACTCTCATTTAAAAATTTAATTGATTTGGTAATACTCTTTTCTTTCATAATAATATTTACAATAGTTCCATATATGTCTTTAACTAACGGAGCATTATCTCTTCGTTTAAGCACAATACCCATATACTTTAGTTTGCCTTTTTCTATATTTTCTTCATATAATATACCCACATACCGTTTTTTTGATAATAATATCCAAGGCCAAAATGTTTTTTCGTATTCTAAATCATGTGGTTTTTTAAGAAATTGACTTGCTAAGTTGCCTGCCTTTTTTGCTAATTCAATCGTATAAATAAGTGCTTGATTATTTATGATTTTTTCATTGCTAATTGGGTCTCGCAAATTAAATTTGAAAAATACTGAATCAGTATCACCATATACACATTGTGCTTTTGCTTTCACAATTGTTCCATCATCCAATGTTACTAAAACATCATTATAACACTCTTCAATAATTGCCCTTCCATAAAATAATAACTTGCGACCAATTGCAGTTGTTGATGCAGCAACATCACCTTCATAAAATGCGCTTGTTATTGCTCCCATTTGACCATATAATGAATTTGCTGTTACTTTAATGCTTAGTTGTCGTTTATCTAACACATTTTTCATAAAGTCATCTTTTTCAAGTAAAATTAATTTTCGGGTTGCTTTTCGTGCTGCTAACAATTCCTCTAAAATAGCAGGCATAATAGCTTTTCCGTCTTTATCGGGAAACTGGGCAAATCTACAAATTTTATAGCCAATAATTACTTTTTTTTCAGCTGCTTTAGGAGTTGGTCGCATATATTTATAAGTATCATATTTAACATCAATATATGTATAACCCAAATCATATAAGTTGTCGTAACTATAGTCTCCATTTTCGGATTTTTCCCCTGTTTCTTTAATTAAATTATTGCTTAAATCATATTCTTTAGTCCATACTTTTGAGTCATGTGACAAATTTTCGGAAATAATAGAAGACGGATAAAGAGAGCTGTAGTCAACACATGCAACTGGTTCTTCTAAATATATGCCTGTTTTTGGTGTAAAAACGTGTGCTCCTTCATAACCTCCGCCTGTTTTTTGCTTATTTACTACAGGCATAAGAGTATTTTTTTCTCCACATTTTTTAGAAACATAGCTTTGTAATTTAATTCCTTGTCCTCGCAATAATAAATAACTTAGTGGAACATCACATAAATTAGACATTTCTACTTTGTCAGTAATTACATCTACTTTTAATAATAACCAAATAACATTGTCACAATCTGCAAGACAATATTTACCAACAGTCCAACGATCATAATCAGAACCATTTGCAAGCTTAAATATTTCTTGTGGAGTCACATCATCTTTTGCTAATCCCCAATTATATTTATAATTGTTTAAATCAAGTTCTTCAAGTCCGTCGATTATAAACCATTGCTCATTTTTATTAATTTCAGTAATCTCAAATTTTTTCCCCTTTTTATATAAATTATTACTAAACCCTAATTCATCAAACTTTATAAAACTTCCCACACTAATGCCAGTAAGATTTTTACTATATATTTTTGTGCTATTAGTTTCACTATTTAGCACAATTTTACTAATAACATCACTAATAAAGTAGCTTGATGTAAAGTCTAATTTATTAGAACTTAATGTAAATTCTTTACGAAAAATAACACACATATCTATAATAATGCGTCCAGGCATTTTTATAAATTTCAAGTTATATTCACCACTGGCTAAGACAATTTTATTTGTTTCAATGTCCTTATAATCCTTTGTAGGGTCTACTTTGTTTTTAGCCAATTTATCCCTATATTCAGATCGCCAATCATTTGAAATACATATTTCGTTTTTATTTCGTGAAAGTTTGAGAAATTCATTCACACAATTAAGCTCTTTTGACCTTTTATACATAAATTCAAAATCAAACCCAGTAATATTATAGCCTGTAATAATATGCGGATTTTCGCTATTAATGAGTTTTGTAAATGTTAATAATAGTTCTTTTTCCGTTGAGCGCTCTAATACAATTACGCTGTTTTCTTGTGCCCATAATAAATATTTATCCGGAATTTTACAACCACCTTTGACAATAATAATACGTTTATATGGTTTTTCTTCTGTATAATTAATAAAACTTAAACCAATGAATGTAATAATGTCACCTTCTAATGCTGGAAAGTTAATATTAGCAAATGCTTCCGTTAGCTTTACCAATTTTGTATTATATTCACAGCTATTATCTTTGATTAATTCTATTAATGTGCAATCTTTTTTATAATCTTTTATTTTAGGTTTTCGTTTGCTATAACTAATAGCGTCATCATTAGTTACGTGATTATCATCATCACTTGCTTCGTCTTCTGTTTCTGGTTCTGAATCACTGTATTCTAAAACTTCATCACTGTTTATAGTATTATTACACTTTGATGGGCTATAGTTTGTTAATTTATCTATTAAAATTTCCAATTCATCTAATGTAATACCTGCTTTCTTAGGATATACTTTTTGTATATAACTTAACTTTTCTTGTGTTAAATCAAACGCACTTAAAATCTCGCTCTTTAAGTTATTAAAATCATAATTAAGTTTGAAATTTTCAGAACTCGAATTGTAATTTTCCAGTATATTTGTTGCTAACTTTTTATAATTTTTAATTGGAATAGGAAAATCTCCATGACTACTACTGGCCTCAATATCAAAGCTACATATGTTATATTTTACCAATGTCTCTTTTTCCTTATAATCATAAATATCTTCATAATTTATCGAGTATTCATAAGAGCAATTTGTTGTTTTATTATTAACTGTTCGCACTTTATTTGAAGGCATCTTAATCCATCCACTTGGGCTAATTTGTTTTTCATGAAAGAATTTTAATAATGGCGGAATGTCTGCTTCATATAAATAACAATGCGTTGTTCCATTGTCATCGGTATATTTATATCCTTCCTCTTTTAATGTTCTTTCAAATTGACCAGATTTACTCGTTTTGTCATCATAAAATATTTTTTTTAATTTATTATATGCACCACTATTAGTAAATGATATTTTAATAAAATTATGTAATTTCTTGTTGTCAAACCCATATAATTTGTGTCTTTTTACAAGTTTGCATTCCACAATAGAATCTTCATAATAATTCCCCACTATTTTTTTTAAATGACCCATAAATTCATTTTTTCGTTGCTCATCCCATTCTTCATTAACCATAATATAGAAGAATGGATAAAAATTTTCTATAAATATTGAAGCTGTTTTATTTGATGAACTTATTCCAAATGCTTGAATAATAAATTTTTTATTATCTTTATAAGAATTGCCTTTACTATTTTCTTCTATAACATTATAGTCATAACATTTAAAACATTTAAAGGTTGACATAATAAGTAATACACTATTTAATTATTAGTCTTTAAATTTATAATGAACTTTCAATTTTTTACATTATATAATTTATATAATTTATACAAATTATACAAATAATATATAATAATATTATATATATGTCAACTATTCCCAAATTAATTTTTATTGTCCCTTATAGAGATCGTGAATTTGAAAGAAACCATTTTTCTATATATATGAAATATATAATGGAAGATTATCCGCCTGATGACTACGAAATATATTATAGTCATCAAACTGATAATAGAATGTTTAATCGTGGAGCAACAAAAAATATAGGGTTTTTGGTTATGAAAGATAAATATCCGAATGACTATAAAAACATAACTTTTGTATTTAATGATATTGATACATTACCATCAGTAAAAAATATGTTTAATTATATAACACAACAAGGAATTGTTAAACATTTTTATGGTTTTACATTTGCTTTAGGTGGTATTGTATCAATAACTGGTGCTGATTTTGAAAAATGCAATGGATTTCCAAATAATTGGGGATGGGGTTTAGAAGATAATACTCTTAATGATAGAGTATTAGAACACTCATTAATAATTAATAGAGACCAGTTTTGTCATATTAATTCTAAAAATATGATACATTTACACGATGATCCAAATAGAATAATTAACAATAAGGATCCATTATCTTATATTAAAAAACAATTTTATGATAACTTAAATACTATAACTAATTTAAATTATGTTATTGCTAATTATAATAATAACACAAATAGTATGAAACAAAATGAATACATTATAAATATAATTCAATTTCAAACATTAATTAATGATAATAGTAACACTTATTATAAACAAAATATGGCTTTAGAACCAAAATTATATGCAAATAAAAATAACTACATAATAAAAAGACACGTTAAACCAAGATGGCTTTTAAATAGTAACTTTAAATAATCAAGTTATCTTGTTATCTTGTTATCTTGTTATCTTGTTATCTTGTTATTCGACCGACACCACTTTTGCTAAATTTCGTGGTTTGTCTGGATTAATATGCTTACTTACTGATACTTCATATGCCAATTTTTGTAAGGTAATTATATATAAAATTTCATTGTAATAGTCCAGATTTAATAATAAAATAAATTTGTCTTGGTTTATTTTTAATTCATCTATAACATTTTGAGAATTTGTTATAACAAATATGTTGGTTTCTCGTGCTATTATTTCATAATATGTTGATTTTAAGTTGTTATAATCCTTACTATTATTTGCATCTATTAATAATAATGTTAAATTGCTTGTATCAAGTAAAGCAAAAGGCCCATGTTTTAATGCACTGGCACTAAAACCCTCACAATGTATATAACAAACTTCTTTTATTTTTAATGCACCTTCACATGCTATTGGATATAGCTTATCTTTACCTAATATAAATATACTTCTTATAGAATTAATAATTATAAAATCTCTCAATGCACCAATTTTATTCATAAAATTTATATCATATAACAGTTGCCTAACACTATTGGGTAGGATTCTAAGGCTATCTATTTTTTTTATATTATTATAATAATCATTATTAACAAACCACATACTTAGCAAGCTTAAAACAACTAACATGCTTGTAAATGATTTTGTAGAAGCAACACTAATTTCACTTCCTGCGTTTATATATATTCCACAATCAACTTCGCGCGCTATTAATGAGTCAACCCTATTTATTATACCCAATGTTACACACTTCTTTGACTTACAAATTTTCAAACAATTATATACATCCATTGTTTCGCCTGATTGTGATAAGAATATACATAGCGTTGTTGAATAATTTTTAATATTCGGTAAAATATTTTCATTAAATTCACAAGCATTAACACTTTTAACGCATACAAAGTTTTTGATTTCATTTAAATAGTGCTCACCTAATAATGCAGCATTATAACTTGTTCCACAACCAATTATATAAATAAATTCAATATACTTTATAATATTGTTTATATTATCTAATCCTCCCAATTTAATAATATTATTATTAATACGACCACCATAATTATATGCTTTTTGTAGTGTTTCTGGTTGTTCCATTATTTCTTTAATCATCCAATGACCATAATGCCCTTTATTTTCAATTATATTTTCATAACATACTTTTTTAATAGTATAATTATTTAAATCATTTACTTGCTCTTGTTGTATAATACGATTACTTGTATCAATAATAGGTAAAGATATATTATTAATCAAGTTACTATAGTTAGCGTTACTTATTTTAATAATATTATTGTCTTTTAATGGAATATAATCACTTATTAAACCCGCAAAGCCATTTGTTTCTGAAGTACATATTATAAAATCATTATTATAACCTAATAATAATGGAGATCCTTTTCTTGTTACATAATATGTATCTAATTGTTTAGTATAAATAATTACAAGAGCCCATGTTCCTTCTAATTGACTTAGTGTTTTTTTTAGTGCTTCTTCAATATTACATTCCATAACTATAATATAATATTCTATTAAATTAGCAATAACTTCGCTATCTGTATCACTGTAAAAATTATAATTTTTAGATATTAAAAACTCTTTTATGACCATAAAATTATTTATTATACCATTATGAACAAGTATAATTTGTTTGTTTTGTGATATATGAGGATGTGCGTTAGAGTCGGTCTTTCCACCATGAGTTGCCCATCTTGTGTGTCCAAGTGCTATTTTAGAAAATAATTTTTGCTTGTATTGCTGTTGTTGTTGTAAATCGTTTGTTTCATATAATAATTGAACTAAATCAAAACAATCGTGTTTTAATGTTGATGCTTTTTTAATTACTTCAAATCTACTTGTCATGTCATTATAATAACATATTCCAATTGAGTCATATCCTCTGTTTTGTATCAATTCTAAACTATTAAAAATATGTTTTAGTGCATTTGCTGTTTTTTTAGAATATATAAAAGTTATTCCGCACATAATATAATATAAAAATTTTTATATTTATATTATAAATTTTTGTTATTATAAATTTTTGTAATTATATTATAAATTTTTGTTATTATAAATTTTTGTTATTATAAATTTTTATATTTATATTATAAATTTTTGTTATTATAAATTTTTGTTATTATAAATTTTTGTTATTATAAATTTTTGTTATTATAAATTTTTGTATTTATATTATAAATTTTTGTTATTATAAATTTTTGTTATTATAAATTTTTATATTTATATTATAAATTTTTGTTATTATAAATTTTTGTTATTATAAATTTTTGTTATTATAAATTTTTGTTATTATAAATAATGGCCTTGTCCTGTTTTAAATATTTTAAAACGAGGTGTATAAGGAACAATATTAGCATAATTGACTTGTGTTGCTAATGGGGTGCCATTGCGTATATCTTCTCTTAAATCTTCTATACATTGTTGAGATAGTCGATTGCGTCTACTTGACCTAACTACATTAGCAAAGTTTTGTCTTACTAATGTATTGTTTGTAAAACTACGACTATCTTTTACAGAACTATGTTTATTTGCATTTATTTTATTTTTTATTCTGTCTTCTACAGAATTATTACATTCTTCATCAATTTGGTATTGGTTAATAAAACCACGTCCAACTATTACACTTTCATCATATGGTTTAATAGATAATAGCTTTGGAATATTATTTAATCCAATAAGCCCTTGTATCATTTTTCGTGATAAATTACTCCCATTTTTCTCTGGAATAATTATACTGTTTGATGTTGAAGTATTTGCTCCTGGTAAAAGCTCAATTGCTTTTGCCAATGTATCATTATTACTTGGATCTCTAATAATTTCAATATTATTATTTGGATATCTATAATCAGGATTTGGATCTGTATCTGGATTATGGTATATGTATATACACTCTACATCAGCAAAATCACGACTCGGTGTTGTATAAATTAGACTTGTAAAATTTACAGAAGAATTATTTATTATTTCACTATAATTTGGATAATTGTAAAGTATATTAAAACTAAAAGGAACATTAAAATATACATCATAATTAAATCTTACATCTAAAAGAGCAAGTTTAATTAAATTATAATGGGTTGTTTTCAATGTCTCTATAGTTGTGTTTCTTTTATTAATATAAGTAATTGGAAGACTGTCATTTATTATATCAAAATCAATTGAAGATGTATCATAATTATTAGTTGTATTGAAGTAACTAATATTTGGTATAAAACCTGTTGAATTACTTGTTGAATTACTTATTGGACTCGTAAAAGCAAGATTATTGAAGTTATTATAATAATTTCTTAAGCCTGAAAGATCAAAAAAGTTGCTAAAATTAACACTAAATATTTTGTTAGCACTTGTGTATATATTATTAATAGTAATATGTTTCAAAAGTCTATTATATGACAACTCTATATCATATAAATATTGTTTATCTATGTATTCTTGAAGAGTGTTATAATTTTTTTTTACATTAACCGAGTCATAAAATGCAGTTAAATTTATATTTTCCGCAAAGTTTATTTTTTCCATAGTAGGCGTAAAATGAGTATGTCTATATATATCACTTTGTGTAAGTCCTGTTCTAAAATTTCCCAAAGATAAATAAACAATATATGGTTTCAATATTTTGGTTGTAAAATTAATAAGTTTTGTGGGTGTTGAAACTTGTACATTTGAAAAATATATTGTATTACTATTATCAAAAAGAATTTTGCTTTGTGCTTGTTTTAACATACTAAAATTATTTGTTGTTATTAAAAAAGTATCAAAACTTATTGTTAATGTGCTATTAGTAGCATAATTTCTTAGAGTTATAATATATTGTTTTATTTCATCATAATTAGTGTATTTATTATATATATTATTATAAATAGGGGAAAAATCAGATAAATTGTCAACTTTTCTTAATTGTGATATATTAGAAATATCACTAAGTCTACGAAAACTTACATCGCTATCAATATAAAGATTATTATGAGCTGAATTAATCTTAAACTCTAAATTATTATAACATATATCAGTAGTTGTGCCAAAAAAATTGTAACTATAATCTCGTGATATATAGTCTTTTATATTAATTTTATAATAATCATAATTTGGATTTATTGAATTATTTGTAGTATTATTTTTATAAAAATTTGAACTACTATTACTATAAATGTTACTATAAATGTTATTAAAATGATAATTTAATTGAAATGCTAAGTTAATATTCAAATTGGAAGCGGTTTTTGTATTTAATAAATAATTATTACTAAGTTTGTAGTTATTTATATTTGTATTTTTAACAAATAGAATTTTTCCATTTTTTTTGTTATTATCAGTAAAAAGAAATTTTATGTTATTTTTAATATTATTTAGTGTTAATAAACAATTTATAGAGGTTCCATTCTTATAACTTAATATTATATTATTTGTATAATTAGGCAAATAAGGTAAACGGGTATTTACAGCATTGAGCACATTATTATCATCATTTGCACCATTTTCACCAATACTGCCGCTTGTAACTAAAATTACATGTGTTTTTAACAATATTTTGGTTCCCTCATTTAATGTATTTATCTTATTTTGTGTTAAAATAATATAGTCGTCATTTGTAGCGGATAATGTAATAGGCATAATATTATATATTAATTAATATTAATATATAATAAGCTTTTAGTTATTTAAAAATAACATTATATTATTCATAACATTCATATTATTCATAACATTCATATTAATCCTAAATTTATGATATTACATCAGTATTATTAAAATACCAATTAGATGATAAATAATCTGTTTTAGAATTATTAAGATTACTTTTTTTACTTGTTTTAAGATTCGGTCCTTTATACATAAGTGAATTTATTTCAAAAGCTCCAACAGCATAATTATAATATTTTAAGTTAGAAATAGCACCATCAAATCCACCATTATAATTTACATATAAATTATCATAATTTTGCTTAATAATATTTGATAATTTATGACGTTTTGTTAAATTACCATTAATGTAAACATCAACAATATTTTGTGATGTAACTCTAATTACAACACATACCCATTTTTTAATAGGAATACCATCTACATATATATCATCATAGTAAGCATTATTATTATTTTCATTATTATGAAAGACATTTACACGAACAAGCATTCCTAATAGAGGAAACTTATCAAGTAAATCATCACTCATATTTTTCTTTCCGTTGTATAAATATACCCCGGGACAATTATTTGGGCCAAATATTCCACTTCCTCCTTCTCCTTGTGAATTAGGTGAAGATCCTTTATTAAAAATATGCTTAAAATCAATTGTTTCTTTATACTCTGTATCATTAACATTTATCCAAAATGAGTAAGTAAACTCTATTCCTTCATATTCATTTACACTGCGCAAAATTGGAATTGATGCTCTTTCACCCAATGACTGTGTAATAGTAACTCCATCTTTACCGTCTTTTAATCCTTCTATTAAAAATGGTGTTTCTGATGGTGAAAAAAAGTAATATATTAATTTGCTTCCAACATAAAATAATAGTGAAAAAATAATTATTATTGCTAACAAAAATGTAATTTTTGCTATCATTGTATTTGATGATAAAAATTCATTTGCAGAGTTTAATCTTGTTTCTGCTGTATATGGTATTGCAGCATCTATATTTTTTTTTATATTACTAAATATACCTTCTGGTGGATTCAGTGGATTCATAATATTAATATATTAATATATTAATATATATAATATTATATAAATTATATTTCAAAACTTCCCTTCACTTTATCATATTCTAAAAAGCTTACTTTTAATCTATATTTATTAAACATCGATTTTGCCAACGATTTATCTATTCCCTCTTTATAAATATTATATGCTTCTTGAGGATTTATGGAATCATTTTCATAGCGAATTCGTGTAATAAATCCTTCAAATCCGCTATTAACACCATTATTATTTGCCGAGTTTGCACCTTGAGACATATTTCCTATATATATATTTTTTCTCTCAGTTGTGCTATAAAAATTTTTGTATAATCCATGCATTATAAATGAATTCCGCAATTTTCCATCTAAATATACATCTAATGTTCTTGTATCAATACTTAAAGTTAAATTGTTCCATTTTTGAACAGGAATATTTGGTATTTTATATCGTGTGTAATTTCTTTTAGTTGCTAAAGAACTACTTGTCCCAGACGATGTATTTTTGTCTAAATATGTTTCAATATCAATTAATAAATTATTTTCGTATTTATCTAAAGCAATATTGATATTTTTAGGTTTAACTTGGTTTAAACTAATATCTTTTTCTACTTTACTGCTTAGCCCAGTTAGCATTGCTGATAGTTCTGGTAATGTTGGTGCACTGGCATCAACCGACATATATAAAATATTTTTTTCATTTGATATATTATTACCCCAATTATCTATGTAAAACCATACACTTAGTGTAAAATTAGATGAATTATTTTCTGGTATATCTTGTGCCATTATTACATTTGTGTTTGTAACAAACAATGCAGTTGTTGCATTTTGCAGTGATACGGGTGCTGCGGCATCACACATAATATCATAAATAATATTTGTTTTAAAAAATAAATTACGAAGTCCCCATATTACCACAATAATCAATATTACAACAATAATAATATTAATTATGCCCATATTAAAATAGTAATATATTAAAATATTGCAATATAAATTATAAAATATTTAATAATAAGTCTAAAATATTTTATAATGAGTCTAAAGATAAAGCCTAAAGATAAAGTCTAAAGGATAAAGTCTAAAGGATAAAGTCTAAAGATAAAGTCTAAAGATAAAGTCTAAAGGATAAAGTCTAAAGATAAAGTCTAAAGATAAAGTCTAAAATATTAGTTATTTTTTGTTAAATTATATAGAAGTTCAATTGTTTGTGGACTTTGAATACTATCATAATAACTTATTTCTTTTATACTTCCATGTATTCCTTGATTTTCTCCTATTGTTACTTTATCTCCTTTAAAATATGGCATTACATCTTTTTTAGAACCAACTAATGTTCCATCTATAAAAACATCAATGTTATTATTATCGTAATTAACAACAAAAAACACCCATTTTTGATGTTTTATATTTTTTCCTTCATATATAGTATCTAATTGGTCCCCTTTATTATTTACTGTTCTTGATCTAATGATGATAGATTGTGATTTTCCATTATAATATATTACTGGTTTATAAGCATAATTAAATATTTCTGTATCTTTCGTATAAGCTATTGATGTATTTGTTGGTTGTGGATTTATGAAAACATAAAAACTTATACTATATGTATAATTATATGGAAATTTATTTATGCTTTTAGGTGGATCGTAAAAACTTGTTTTTATATTATATATGCCATTGTAATCATTTTTCAATAATTTAAAATTATAGCCTTTTGTATCGCTTATATTTTCTTGTGTTTGTTTAGTTATTTCTTTGTCTTCTGGTCCTATTTGTGTTGAACTGTCATATGTCTTAAATATTGAATTTTCTTTCTTATCTAAATTTAGGGTCCCTAATAGTGCATCAATTGGGTTTTTAATAATAGAAGTGTTTTGATCATTATTTTTAGGTATTGCAATATCAATAGTAGAATTAACATTTTTGTTAAGATTTTGATATATACCAATAACTTTCAATTCATTTAAATAATATGGTCCTGAACCTTTTAATAATTTGCTTTTATTCATGGTTCTAAAATATGTGAATAAAAATGGTATTAAAAATAATAATGTAATCAGTAATAACAGTATAAAAAGCAATAAGTATACAGAGTTTGGTGTTAATTTTATATCTTTATTAATTTCATCAACAACAATGACCAACAAACAAGGTATAAAAAAAATAAATTTTTTTAGTATACAAATGTAGTTATAAACAAACATTGCTTTTTCGCTACTGTTCTCACATGTCTCATTTGATGCATTTGATTTTATTGAAAGCATAGATGCTAAAATAGCTAATACGACAACTACAATTGTTATACTTATTAGTGATTGTGTAATACTAAATACATTGGTGTTTTTTTGTGAAAATAATATATAGTTAACTATATATATAATACTTATTAGTATTATAAGTAATAATCCAACATACATAAATAACGACCTTAATGGATTCAAATATGTAGTTTTTATTTGCTCATTCTCTATACTATAATCTTCGGCGCTATAATCTTTTGAACTGAATGATTTATCTTTCTCTGTTGTGCTATCAAGTTTTGGTCTATCATCGCTATTTATCTTAGTATTGTTATTGTTTCTAAATACTATAAAAAGAAAATATAGAATTCCAATACTAAATAACAGTATTGTTCCTAGTATTGCATATTGTGTATTTTTTACTCCAAATAAATTATGATAGCTATGTAAATAATAAATAACTCCAATTACTAATGCTATTAATAGGACATTTATATATTTATAATAGTAATAAACATCTTGTGATGAAGTATTTTTAAATTTTATTCCATTAATTATTACATCTGTAAAAATATTTAAACTGTTTTTTAAGAATAATACTGTTTTATTTGAAATAGTATTAACAGTTTCAAATGTTCCTTTAACTATTTGTGCCATTATTAAATAATATTAATAATATAAATTACCAAGTTTTTAAAATCAATAATATAAATTTTCTTTACTTTCTTTACTTTCTTTACTTTCTTTACTTTCTTTGCTTTCTTTACTTTCTTTACTTTCTTTACTTTCTTTATAAGTTTTCATATGCTGTTTTTTTTCCATGGCAATCTCTGCATAAAGCAACTAAATTATCAATAGCGTTAGATCCTCCGTATTCGAGTTTAATAACATGATCTACCTCAAACCATGCTGGTAATTGCTTTTGACAACTTTTACAATGCCAGTTTTGTGATGCTGCTACGAATTTTTTTTTTGTTTCACTTACGCTTCTTTTTGTTGAAGTATTTCCAGAGTGTAATATTTTTTGTTGCTGTTTTGTCATATTATTATTAATTGATATATGTAAATTTTGGGATTCTCTCAAATTTGTGCCAGCAGTCAAATTATAATTGTTATTTAACTCATTTGTTATTGAATTAGATGTAAAATCTATGATTGGAGTTATAAAGCTTGCTGTGTTTCTATCTATTGGTAAATACTTAATATAGCCATTTGTATTATGCACAAAATCTCTATAATTTGTTGGATTTTTCTTTATAAATAAGTATATACATAGCCCAACAAAAGCTATTAATCCCATTTTATAATATTTTTCATAACTTTTAAGTTTGGCTATTAATTTACCATCAAAATATGTATTTAGCAATACAAAACCTGTTATAGTTAATATAAGCAATTCAAATTTCATATTTAGTTTTAATAATTATATTAAATAATTATATTAAATATAATTATATTTATTACTATTTAATACTATTTATTACTATTTATTACTATTTATTACTATTTATTACTATTTAATACTATTTAATACTATTTATTACTATTTATTACTATTTATTACTATTTAATACTATTTAATACTATTTAATACTATTTAATACTTATTCCGATTATTATTAATACTAATAATACTACTAAGCTTCCGAAAATGTATTTTTGCTTGTTTTTGCTTTCTTCATATTTTTTTAGCTCCTTCATTTTATAGTTTTCATAATATTTATTCATTGCTTCGTAATATGTTATTTCGGGTTTTCCTAAATAAACATTTATTTTGTTATGTATAAAATGAACCCATTTTATAAAGGAGTCACGAGAGTCTAAGTATGGTGTAACAGGATATGCATCCAAAAATTTACTAAACACATTTCCAATATCACTAATTGGCAAAAATAATGGTAAATTTGTTATAAAGTCATAATATTTCTTTTTGGTTGAATCGTTGCTATTATTGGGATAACTTAGTGCAATGGTATATAATACAAACCAATAATGTGGACCCCATATTACTGGATTTAATACATTATTATTTATATTAGTGTTCATATTTATAAATAACCTTAATAAAACTAAAACGTGCTTTTAGCATAAAAACTATTAATTAATTCAATAATTAATTTAATTATTATAATAGTCATTATAACTTTATATAAATTGATTGAACTATCAAATAGTTTGCCATTTAAGAATGTTTGTTGGTTTATTAATGAATGAGTAAATACTCCTAATGGTAATAACATTAAATAATATGCTTGTCTATTTAATATTGTATATACTCTAACATATGGTTCAATTAAATAAGCAATAAAAAATGTCATAAATAAATCAAATAACGATATACCTAACCCTGTTGAATTATAAAATGGTTGCTCAAATTGAATGCGATAACTTCTAAGTTCTTTTAAATCCATTTAGTATATAGTATAATTTATTATAATTTATTATAATTTATTATAATTTATTATATTTTAAATGTTTAAATCATAAATTCATTCCAGTCATAGTCTTCTTCATGTTTTAAGCATTTGATATTGTTTAGTTCAAACATTTTTTGTCTTATTAATTCAATAATTTTTTTAGCTTTTTCGTGATTTTCGAGTAAGTCTTCCACTGTATATTTTGCTATACATACATTGTCTAACGCCTCAACCCACGACTCTGCTAATTCTGAGTCTGAAGCACTATATTCTTTATTCTTATACCATTCTATCGAGACTGAATAGTTATGCTCATTACATTTTTTAGTGATTTCTTGAAGTTCAATTTGATCGTTTATTAAATCTGCTTCTGCATTGTTTAGTTCTTTTTGAGAATAACCTAATGACTCAATAGCTTCTTCAAGTTCTCTTTCACAAACTAATTGTTCAAAAGATAATGCTTGTATTTTTTCTAACTTTTGAAATAGCTCATTATGTTGTTGCGAAACACGCCATCTACAATAGTCTAAGCGGAATCCATAATTATTTAAATTTATATTTTCATCTACAAGCTGTCTTGCTATAAGTCTTTTCATTCTATTAGACACAACTAACCATTGCAGAAAATTGTCGTTTTCATTATATACTTTACACACATTAATACCAAAATGCTGGCTGCCGTTAGATGTATTGTGATATACATAATATCTTGGATAATCTTTACATTTTATTTCTGACTCATATATTGTATGATAAGTCTGACCACCAACCATTTAACATTAATAAGATTTATAGTCTTACAATAACATGTCAATTTTATTTATCAACATAATATATTCTATTTTATTCTTAAAATCCGATTTAAATGTCTATTTAAAATAAATATAAAACAATAATATGTAAATACATTAGAGAAGTAACTATTACGCTAATTATGAATATTAAGAAGCAAGTATTTTGCAACAATTGTGGTAAATTAGGCCATTTATTTCATAACTGTCGTGTTCCTATAACAAGTATTGGAATAATTCCGTTACGAATAGTTAAAAAGTTTAATGCTGATTTAAAACATGTTGAAAATGTAATTGAACTTTTAATAATAAAACGTAAAGATAGTCTGGCTTTTATAGATTTTATGAGAGGCAAATATATTATGGAGGATAAAAATTATATTTTAAATTTACTAAATAATATGAGCATAAATGAGAGAAGTTTTTTGCTCAATAATGATTTTGATATAATATGGAATTATTTATGGAATTATAATACAAATAACTTATATAGAAACGAGGAGAAGTTGTCAAAAATAAAATTTAATAAATTAAAACGTGGTTTTACAAGTATTTTAGAAAGTTACAATTTAAAAGATTTAGTTGATTTATGTGATAAAAAATATTTAGAACCAGAATGGGGGTTTCCAAAAGGACGTCGTAACTATCATGAAAAAGATATTGTGTGTGGATTACGAGAATTTGAAGAAGAAACAGGATATAAGAAAAGTGATATTGAAATTTTTAATAATATTGTGCCATTTGAAGAAATTTTTACTGGCTCAAATTATAAATCCTATAAGCACAAATATTTTGTTGGTATTATGAATAACAATATTGTTCCTACAAATAATTTTCAAATTTATGAAATTGGTGAAATAAAATGGGTTCCTATTGATGATGTATATAAATATATAAGAGATTATAATTATGAAAAAACAAATATAATAAATGATTTAAATAAATTATTAAAAACATATAGATTATATATATAATGTTGGTGTCTGAACCAACGCAACCGCAACAATTAATTACACAAGAACCAGAACCAGAACCACTTCAAGAACCAGAACCAGAACCAGAAGATGATGTTGAAAATTACACATTAAGTAATGAACAACAAGAAGAAACAGAAGAAAAAGACGATGCATCTGGTAAAGTAGAACCGACAAGCGAAGAAGACGAAGGCGAAGGCGAAGGCGAAAAGGAAGAGGAAGAAGACGAAGGCGAAGGCGAAAAGGAAGAGGAAGAAGAAGAGGAAGAAGATGAAGACGAAGACGATGAAGACGAAGACGATGACGATGAAGACGATGAAGACGAAGGCGATGAAGATAATTCAGAAGTCACGGATACTGAGTCTAATTTAGAAGAAGATGATATTAGTATTGGTAATACTATACCACCAATTAATAAAACCAATGATTTAAAATTAGCACAACTGTTCAAAGATAATATGAATAAATTAACATTAGATAAAAGTGAATTAGAAGAGCTTGAAAAAAATGTTAAAACAAAAACTGATACAAAATACTTTTTGAATGCACTTGAATTATTAAATATGAAAGAGTTAAATAACTCATTTGATAAAAATTATAAATATTTATATCCACATTTAGATGATGAATATTTTAATATTAAAATAGCAAATAAAACAGAATTTGCAGAAAATAAGCTACAAGTTAATTTAGAATCTGATTTTGAAAAATTAAGCAATGAAATATGTGATAAAGATTTTGAGTTGGCACCATATCAAAAATTTATAAAGAATTTTTTATCAGCAAATACACCATATAATGGACTACTACTTTATCATGGTCTGGGAACGGGTAAAACTTGTTCTGCAATAGGTGTCGCAGAAGAAACAAGAAAATATTTAAAATATATGGGCTACAATGAACGCATTATAATAGTAGCCTCTCCAAATGTTCAAGAAAATTTCTATTTACAGTTATTTGATGAACGAAAACTTGAATTTAAAAATAATAGGTGGACAATTAATAATTGCGCCGGTCAAAGTATATTAGATGAGATTAATAGCACACATAAAAATTTGACACGTGAAAAACTTGTAAAAATTATGACAAATATTATAAATAATTATTATTTATTTTTGGGGTATACACAGTTTGCTAATTTAATAATAAAGAAATCTAATCCTACAAATGTATCGGAAAGTACACAAAAAAAAAGGATAACAGAACGATTACAGAAATTTTTTGACAATAGATTAATAATAATTGATGAGTTTCATAATATAAGACAATCAAAGGATAACACTAATAAATTAGTGTCAAATGAATTACTTAAGCTTGTTAAAAATGTTAATAACTTAAAATTATTATTTTTATCGGCAACACCGATGTTTAATGATTATAAAGAAATCATCTTTTTAATAAATATATTAAATATGAATGATAGACGAAGCATTGTAGACATTAAAGATATATTTAATAGTGATGGTTCTTTTTTTATAAATAGTAAAGGCGAAGAAGTAGGATTAGAATTATTTAAACGAAAAATAAATGGATACATTAGTTATGTAAAAGGTGATAATCCATTAAGTTTTCCTTTTAGAATTTTACCAAATGATTTCTCTCCGCAAAATAGTATAAAAACTAAGGCTTATCCACAATTTAAAGTTAATGCTACTCCGTTAACTCAATCAATAGAATTGTTTGATATATATATAAACGATGGCATCTCTCCATACCAAGAATTTGTATATAATATTATTCTAAAAAATAATATTTCGAAATTCGATGAAGATAAACTTAACAATATGGACTCTTTTGGTTATACATTATTACAAAAACCATTAGAAGCATTAAATATGGTGTTTCCAAATAGCAAATTAGAAGCATATTTTGAAGAAAAAATGCAATATTATGAAAATAATATAACACAATTATTAAAAAATATTAACTTAGAAGAAATAAATAGTATAGTACTTATTAAAGAAGTAATTGGCAAAGCAGGTATTAATAATCTTATGAGCTATCAAGAAACATATGCACCCAAATCAAGACACAATTATGTATATAAAAACAGCTCATCTCCTAATATATTTGATATTAATAACATTGGCAAATACAGTTTCAAAATTAAATCAATATTAGACTCTATTATTAATAGTAAGGGTCCTGTTATTGTGTATTCGCAATTTATTGACGCTGGATTGGTTCCAATTGCTCTTGCATTAGAGTCTCTCGGATTTACAAGATATGGAACAAACAGATCGCTGTTTTTAACACCTCAAAGCGAAGAACTTGATATAGTTAGTTATAAGAAAAAATCTGAATTGGCACTTGGTTCCAAATTTAACGGAGCCAAATATATTATTATTAGTGGCAATGAGAATTTATCTCCTGATGTTGTTGGTGATTTAAAAGCAGCAACAGATTTAAGTAATAGCGATGGTAAAAATGTTAAGGTTATTCTTCTTTCTGCTGCAGGAAGTGAAGGTATTGACTTAAAATTTATTAGGCAGGTTCATATTTTAGAACCATGGTTTAATATAAATAGAATAGAGCAAATAATAGGTCGTGCAATAAGAACATGTAGTCATAAAAATATGCCACTTAATCAAAGAAACGTTCAAATATTTATGCACGGCACAATGTTACATAACAATAGTGAATCGGTTGATTTATTAATTTACAGAAAAGCGGAAGCAAAAGCAAAAGTTATAGGTGCTATTAGCAGAATATTAAAAGAACATTCTATTGATTGTATGTTAAATTATGAGCAACAAAAATTTGATGAAAAGCTAATTAATAAGCAGTTAGTTATAACGCTTTCAAATAACTCTTCAATTACTTATAGTATTGGGGATAAATCATATAGCCCATTATGTGATTATATGGCTGAATGTAGTTATAAATGTAAACCAGATTTAGAAGAATATAATACAAAAATGGGATTAACAAAAGATAGTGAACCAAATAATTATTCTTATAATGAGTTTTTTTTACAAACAAATAATGAAGCAATAATAAAGCTGATTAGAGATTTATTTAAAGAGAAATATTTTTGCACCAAAGACTACATTATTAGTTATTTGTTAAATTTTAATAATTATTCTACAAATCATATAAATAATGCTTTAGATCAGCTTGTAAATAATGAAAATATTTACATAACTGATAAATATAATACATTAGGAAAATTAATAAATATTGAAAATTATTATATTTTTCAGCCATCATTATTAAATAATGATGCAACTATTTTTGAAAGATCTAATCCTGTTCAAACTAAACCAGATGGCATAGCATTTGCTATACCGGATACATTTGATGTATTTGATAATAAAATAAAACCTGAAAAACCGGACATTGAAAAACCGGACATCGAAAAACCAGATATTGAAAAACCTAAAAAATCTGAAAAACCTGACATTGAAAAACTCAGCAATGTTAATAGAAAAGTTTCACAAACAAAAATTAATTTTGCTATGTTTGATAACGAATATTTAACAGTTGAAAATATAGATTATGTGAAGGCACTAATTATTGAACTTGACATTAATTATAATTATATTACTGATATACAAGACAATCAACTTGTTAATGATAATAAATATATAAATTATGGAACTGCTTTTAAACTATTAAATAATAATGAAGTTTTAAATAGTGAGACAATTGAAAAATTAGCAATTCATATTTTGTTAGATGATCTTGATTTTGATAAAACTATTCTATTAGTTAATTATTTATTAAATAATGGTTATAATTTAATAGGGCTAACAAATTTTGAAAAACAGTTAGCGCTTTATTATAATGCAAATATAATAACAAGTGCTAACGGTAAAATAAAAGCGCTTGTGTTAGCGCAAAAAAGCGAATTTAAAAATTACACATTATATATAATAACAAAAAGTAAAATTCCACATATTAGCGGTTCAAATATATTATTAACATTAGGTCAAACAGAAGACTATGATGATTTTATTGAAACTATTAATAGTGAAAAAGTTGCTACAGCAAAGTTAGCAAAATCACTTGGGTTTTTAGCATTGTCAGAAAAAAATAAAAAGGAATTTATTACATATTTTAAAATAAAGAGTGGTTCAAACAAAGGGGCGAGGTGTATTCAAGCAGGAAAAGCACATAGTGAAAAACTCTTTGTTTCTATTGGAGTTTCTAATACTATTATTGAAAAATTAAAAAAATATAATCAAATTACTTTTTGTAATTCTTTGGAAATTTATTTTAGATATTATGATTTAATTAAAAAAGATGATAAACGCTGGTTTTTCAATTTATATCAATCTTTGATAAACGACTTTAGTTAAATTATTTTAGTTAAATTATTTTAGTTAAATTATTTTAGTTAAATTATTTTTATGCTTTCTATTAAAATATAATATTAATATATATAATTGAATTAATATTAAATATAAAAATCTTATTATATAGCAAGATGTCTAATTCGGTAAATAAAAATTATTCATTAAAACTAACTAAAGACAAAACTCCAACTGGTAAAAATTTGACTGGTAAGAATTTGACTGGTAAGAATTTGACTGGTAAAAATTTGACTGGTAAGAATTTAACTACTAATTTACATATATATATACCTTCATTATTAACGCAAAAAATTGTCTTAAATTATAATGAGGTAGATTCTGATTTATTTAACACATTAGAGGTTAGATTAAAACAATTTAATGAGGGAAAATGTATTAAAGATGGTTATGTTAAAAATAATAGTGTGAAATTGTTAACATATTCAGGTGGTGAATTATTTTCAAATAAATTAGTATTTGAATGTGTTTTTGAGTGTTTGATTACAAATCCAGTAGAGTCTATGATGTTAAATTGTATAGCAATGTCTATTACAAAAGTAGGTGTGCGTGCTGAACTATTAACAGATGATAATATTACTCCATATATCATTTTTATAGCACGTGACCATCATTATAATAATGAAACATTTTCACAAATTAAAGAAAATGATATGTTACAAGTAAGAGTGTTGGGACAGCGTTACGAATTAAATGATAAATTTATTAGTGTAATTGCTGAATTAGTTAATATTAATAACTATGGGACATTAAAAAAGGAACTCGAAGGTGATTACGGATTAGAAGTTGAAGACACTTTAGATTCTAATATGGAACAAACTGGTGGTGAAACTAAAATTAAATTAAAAACAAAAAGAAGCGGAATAAGAGTAAAAAAGAATATTGCTTAGTTTAAACTTTATCATTAATTACTAAATAATTTGGTATACTCGAGCTAAAAAATGTTCGTATTATTAAAAATCCAGATACCAGATTTGCTATCCAACACCATAAAGACCCCCATGTTTTCGTTTTATAATAAGTATAATAAATTGTAAGGAAAAATATTAATTGTATGGTAAATAGAATATATTTTTTTATAAACAATAATATTACTAAGAAAAATGATAACCATATTGAGTTACAATATGGAGCATTCTTAAGCCAATTCCAAGCCAAATGGCCGTTTGCTGCTTTTTCCATTGAAAAATCAGTTATTGCTAAAGAATTATAAGAAATTATTATGCAAGTAAAAAATATAACATATAATGTTATAAGTGATGCTTTTATATTAAATTTAACTTTATTTGGTATTAATATAAATAGAATTGGTTGTATAAATATTAAGAATAATCCTAACATTGATAGCAATCTATTTATTTTTTTATTATTCAAATATTTCCAAGCAAAATATTATAATAATTGCATAGAATTAAATGATAGAAGATGCACAAATAAATAGCTATTGATTACGTTATTGAAATAAGCAAAATTTATTCCAAATAAACTAAATATAAAAGTGTTTAACGATACCGTTTCATTCCATCACATATAATATGTATATAAATATATACATATTATATTTTATTTACCCGATTTAATACTATTTAAAGCTATTTAAAGGAATAATAATAGAAATAGAAATGGCGACAATTGAAGAAAATAATATTCATCCTAATGATTTAGATAAACTATGTAAAACAATTGAACCACTTGATAAAATACATCATATTGAAATAGCTAAAATATTAAAATTAAATAATATATATTTAAATGAAAATAATAACGGACTTTTTGTAAATCTTAATAAAATATCAATAACTACATATAATAACATAATAAACTATATTACTTTTGTTAAAAAACAAGAAACTGATATTAATAAAGATGAAAAATTGAAAAGAGATTTGGAAACAACTTATTTTAAAGATAATAAAGATATTATTGGTAATATTGTAAGTAATGTTGTGCACTAAACAGTTATTAGGTCTTCCTATTAAATTAGAAGAGCTAACACAATTTATGTTATATGATTTAACATATACAAACCCATTGCTATGTAGTCAAAACAATGCAGAAAGTGCAGAAAGTGCAGAATCTGCAAAGACTGGAGAGAATTCTAAATATAATAAAAAGTATCAAATGTCAATAATTCCCAATATTCCATTAAGTAGAGTTGAAATAAATTATAGCAAAAAATACAGTAAATACAATGAGCCTTTTAAAATCACTAATCATAAAAATTTTCAAGATAAATTATTTTGGCTATTTTACAAAATAATTAATAACTTTGTTGACAGTGATTTGGAATCACTTAATTCATTTACTATTATGAAAGACTTTAAGTTTGGTGTAGTTGAAAAACTAAGAAGTCAAAAAAATATTTTAAAGAACTATAAAATATCAAAATCGTTTGTAGAAGATGATTTAACGAACAATGAAAAAATCAGTTTTAAAACATTTCATGCTTTATGTATATTATATTTAATAAATGTAATAATTCTAAGAAGTAATAATACTTATTGTGTCTTATGCACTAATAATGATGAAAAAATTTATAATTTACAAAATTATAAAATATTACAGTTATCAAATGAAAAAATGAGTCCGCAGTTTAATAATTTTGATGTGGACTTGCTAAATGGATCACTTAGCGAAGAACAATTACAAAGTTATTTATCTACGTATTTTTATATTGAAAATATAGAAAAACCATTAAAAGCTTTTTCAAGCTATAAACTTGATGACTTAATAAAAATAGCAGAACAATTAAAAATTACTATATATGATGAAAATGGAAAAAAGAGAAAAAAACAAGACTACTATGAAAAGATCGCACAGAAAGTTGCTTAATTACATTATTCAATATCAACATGTGTAATCATATGTCTGCGACAACAACTTTTTTTTAGATTAAGAAGATCAAGCACTTCGCCTTCTGGTGTTTTATCCATAAAATCTTTTGTCAAGTATACTACTTTGTCAACTTCAAGCGATTTATCAATTTTTCGTTTTTGAACTTCGCGTTGATAATATCTATATTTATTACCTAATACTTTGCCACAAGTGAAACATTTTACTGGAATAATCATAGTAAACTATTATATTATATTATTTGAATATAATAGTTTTATATTTCAATTTTTAAAAATAATATAAAACAATAAATATAAAATGTGTCTTATAGTATACTATTTATTGTATAATTAGATTAGATTTTTTCTTTTTATTTTCCGTGTTATCTTCCATCTTCTCTACCATGTTCTCTTCAAATCCTTCATATATAGCATATCTGTTCAATTTTAGTGTATCATTTGAAGTCATATCAATGTTAAAATAATTTAATAATATTATACTTAGAACTACCGCAAATATAATAAAAATGGTTGTTTGTGTCAGATTTGCAAATCTACTTGCCATAGTGGTTTATAGTATAGTATTATAAAATATATTATATAAAATATATTATATAAAATTGATTTGTTTTATTATATTATTTTATATTATTTTATAACATTTTATAACATTTTATAATATAAATATGATTCAACATCAAGATTGGAATAGTGTTAAATTTACTACTGATATACCAAGTAATAATGCTAAAAAAGTTACTTTTAAGAAAGCTACTATTCCAGAAGTAATAGTTATGGATGCTCCTAAACAGCTCGGACAATTAATCTCTCAAGCCAGATTAAGTCAATTAAAAAATCAGAAGCAATTTGCTGCCATTATTGGCGTATCTCAACAAATGTTGGCACGATGGGAAGCAAATAAAGAAGCACCTACTAATGCACAAATTGCTAACATTGAAAAGCATACTAAGGTTAAACTTCCAAGATGTCAAAAAACACTTGTTCATGAGTTGTAAAACTTATTTCCAGGTTCTTAGGTTCTTAGGTTCTTAGGTTCTTAGGTTCTTAGGTTCTTAGGTTCTTAGGTTCTTAGGTTCTTAGTGTATTATTTTTTTTTGGTTTTTTCTGGCTTTTTAGTTTTTTATCTTTTTTACCTTTTTTTCCTTTTTTACGTAATGTTTTACGACCCTGTCCTAATTTTTTTGCTTTTTTTTCTTTTTCAAGTGCTATTAATTTTAATAATTGTGTATATATTATTTCACCTATATTAGTTGGAAGATACTTACTGGTTGTTGTAATATTAAATGGTAGTGCTAAGTTGATTTCATTAATCTTAGGTAAAATATCAAGTTCATTAGGAGTAGGAGTAGTAACACCATTGTCTCCATATAAATCATCATCAGTGTAATCATATTTAACCCTAAATTTGTTTAATGCTTCTTGTACGTGATTATGCAGTTTATTTTTGGTGAGTGCTCTATATTTTTCTTCTAATTTTTTAGATTTTTCTTCAAATGTTCCACTAACTTTATCATGATAGTCTTGACTAAATTCTATATACGCACCTTTAAACGTTTTAATCTTAAATACTTTACCATTATACATAAATATGTGAGTATCATATAGAGGGTTTGTTAATGGAGTAGCTTTAAAGTCATCTAAACTTTCTACAACATTTTGTTTGTCAACCTTAGCAAATGTATTATGGGTCATAGCGTCATAATAAGATTCCTTTGTAATAATGTCTTTCTGCTTTTCTATAGGATCTTTTTCGTTAGAAGTTCCTAATAAAGATAGTAGCAAATCATCTTTAATCAACTCAACACTAATTGGTTCAATACTATTTGGTCTTGGATGAGTAGTAGTTCCTAATAAACTGTATAAAGCTGTTGCGTCACTAGAAACTTGTGTTGGAGGCTTTTCGGCGACACAAAACTGTGGACTACTTTCCGCTAAACAAAATTGAGGAATAGTTTCTTTAATGCTAAGTAATTTTGTTTCGCCTTGCCTAACTCTTTGCTCTGCGTTTGTATATGCATCTCTAATACTTCTAACTAATGTATGTAAATTTTGTTCTACCAAACAAGCTATTACATAAATTTGTATTACACAATTGGAATTATAATGTGTATTACAATGCATTTGAATAACTTCTAAAGCTTCGCTCATCAAAATTGGACCGCAACTATTAATATTAGTATTAGTAGCTGGATTATATTTGTAACCTCTTAATTGTTGTTTATAATAGTTGCTGTATTTTGCATCACAATCATAGGCGGGAGCACCCACTCTTAGAAGTATTGAACTACATTCACAGTTTTTTGTATTTTTAGCATCAATATTATATATAATTTCTTTTCCAGGAGAACCAGTCGTTCTAAGTGCTTGTGGAATACAATGTATTATACCCGAATAAAAATCCACAGGAGATTTTTGTTCGGGTGTTAAAAATAGTTCAGGAAATTTGTTTGTTTTTCCAGGTTGGTGACTAAACTTAAAAGCAGGGTTAATAGATTTTCTTAGTCTTGTTTTATATTTTTCTGGATATATATCACAAAAAAATTCTGCCTCTTCTTCATAAGAGGATATACAATTACCTAAATTATCAAATGTATATAGTTCCACATTTTTTGGTATATTAATAGCATGATACTTTTTTGTTATTAATGCGCTATCACTATCTCCGAACTCACTTGTAAGAATAGTTCCGTGTGTATTAATAATGTATGTTGCTACTTGTTTTTTTGGAGATTTTGGAGATTTTGATTTCTTCATACTATAATAGTATAAACGAAAAAAATTCTATAATTTATTCTTTTTTTAATAATATTTATTATATATATTATATATATTATATATATTATATGATATTATCTTTAAAATATCGATTTAGAAAATCTAAATCTATGAAAAGAAAAAGAAAAAGAAAGATGAAAAAAATAAGGGGAGGTCTTCTTTCAACAAAAGTTCCAACAGAAGTTCCAACAGGAGTTCCAACAGGAGTTCCAACAAAAGTTCCAACAGGAGTTCCAACAGGAGTTCAAACAGGAGTTCAAACAGGAGTTCCTATAATAGAAGGAGTTCCTATAATAGAAGGAGTTGCCTCAAGCGAAGTTCCAGTAATAAAAGCTACAGAAACAGTAGAACCAGGCGGCAGTTGTCCTAATGTTCAAAAAATAAAAGACGATTTAACAACTATAGGAATAACATCATTTGCAAACAAAGAAGAAGCAAAAGCTGCAACCACTTCTGATATGCAGAAGTATGACAGCACTGCAAAAAAAACACAACTATTCGAAAACGCTGTTAGATTATTACATGTTGTTGGATGTGCTGTTCCTTTAGTTTCAAGTCTCGCCGAAGTAACACTTGCAGTAGTGACTGGTGTTAGTAATTTCAATAAGTCTAAAGCATTAACTTATTTAGCATCTCAGTGTTTAACTTATGTAGCAAACATTTCAAGAGACCTTGCAGAAATTTTTGCTTTTTATTCAAATCCTATAGTTAAACAGAAAAAAATAGAAATAGATAATGTTTTATATGGTGTGTTACAAAAAAATTTATATACATTTTTTTATTTTTTAATTGATAGTATTACTTTTGAAATTACACAAGATGTGGGATCACAACATTATTTATATTGGTACACTTTTTTATTAAAAGTAGATTTTAGTAGAACAAGTGATTATAGTAAACCTATACCTTCAACTAAATATAGATATTCTTGTAAAGCATGTATACCGTCAGACACTCTAAGAAAAAAACTGATAACTTTAGATAAAACAGTTGTTACTTTGGAGAATCCAAAGCAAAGTGTCTTACAAAAAATAAGGCAACGACGTACAGACGAAATGAAAAAAAAAGATAATTTACTTGGTTTTTGTAGCGAGGATCTTTTGGCGGTATGTAAAAATTATAATGATAATATTATGCGACTTATTGAATTAAATATGTATATATTAATAAATTCTGCGTATAAAAATAAAACTATGCTACCTATTTTAAAATACTCTGAAAAAGGATTATCTGCTGAGTTTTCAAGTGCTGTCTTTTCAACAAACAAAATTACTGATGCAATGAAAGAAACATTTAAAAAGAGATTTAGCATAACAGTAGTAAACGATAGAATATCTCCAAGTGATATTAAACGGTTTAAACCTGATTTAGAACTAACTTTTAATTTTTTAATTGAATTAAATAGAATAATTTCTGAATTAGAATATTCGCCTTTTATTGTTAAACCAAGTAAAAATAATAGTAGGATTACTAAGGGGGCACTTTATCTTGCAAAGGGTGTGGTTAATGCTGCATCGTTAATTACACAACCTGCACGTGTTTTTTTCTCAACTCCAAAACTACAACATGAAGAACTAATGAGAGAATACACACTTATGACTGGAAATTTTCTAATGATGACATCTCGTTTTACTTTGGATTATAATAAATTGGGAGCTATAGATAAAGAAGCGGTTTATATTCAAGTTACCGAAAAGTTAAAATCAGTTGAAAGTGCTCTTGCTATTGTAAAAGGTCATCTAATTGCTGGTGCTAATAGTGTTGAGAAAGTTGCAGAGACTCTGAGTGACGATACAGATGATGGTGATATGCAATATGGAAGCAATGTTGACGCTCCCCCTGTTACAAGTAAAGAAGGAGGACGCGGTCTCTCTAAAAAAAAATATAAGTATTCCAAAAAATGTAAAACTAAGAACAATAAAAGAAAAAGATGTGCTTTCTAATATTTTCATTAATTTGTAGTCATTAATTTGTAGCCATCACTTGTCTTGGTTATTCTAAATTCGCTGTTTAAACTATGAATTTTGTGATGGCAGTTTTCGCATATATTTATTAAATTCGCTTTATGATTTTTGTTAAATTCACCATTAATAATACCCTGTTTTGCATTTTTTTGAAATTGTAAATGATGAATTTCTGTCCCTTCATAATTATTACATAATTCACATATTCCTCGCAATTTACTTGAATTGTAGCGACTTTTTTTTGCCTCTAATACGTTAATATATGTTTTATTATATTTATTGCGAATAGCATATGCGCGTTCAATAAAATCTTCTGGTAAAGCTAATGATTTACAAACTTCAAGTCCATACATTGACTCGCCGTGTCCACTGCGTAACTTTCTATCATAGACTAATGTATTTTTTTCACGATCAAATATTACACACATATGGTATGTTTTAAGTTTGTCAAGACTTTTAATTTCTTCATATTCTAATATTTCATGAAAATGTGTGGCAAATAAGAATGTGCTCTGTAGTCTATGTAATCTCTCTAAACTTGCAACAAAAATACTTAATGCCGATGTTGTTTCTGTCCCGCTACATAATTCATCTCCTAAAATAATACTATTTGCATTAGCATTTTTCATAATAGTTCGCAATTCACACATTTCTACAGCAAAAGTAGAGAGACCTTTAAAAATATTGTCATTACCCAAAATACGAGTAAATAAATATTCATATGGAAAATAAATAAATTCTTCGCATGGAACATACATACCTGCTTGTGCCATTATAATTGCAATTCCAATTGACTTAATAAAGCTTGTTTTACCAACTGCATTTGTCCCATATAATAATATTCCATTATTAACCGTTCCAAGCTCTAAATCATTTGTTACATATAATTCATTACTATTTAAATGTTCTATTAGACAGTGTCTAAGCTTTGTAAAATTAACATATGATTTTGTCTGTGTTGTAGAATCACCTTTAATTTGTGGCTTACAATAATTATATTTTAGTGCATTATATGCCTTAACATAACATACATCACTTAGCGCTACAAATTGAGAGATTGACCCAAGTAGTGTGCTTCTTATAGTTCCTAAAGCTACATCTTTGTCTTTGTCTTTGTCTTTGTCTTTGTAGTAATTTAGTGTTAAATTATTGAATTCACTAATAATAGATTTATATGTTTCACTTAATTCGTCTATTAGACTATCTCTCGAATTTTGAATAGCATGAGTTAGTGTGCTAATTTGAGTTGACACAATTATATTATTACTATTATTTGACCCATGACTTTTAAAATCAATAATTGTTAAATCGAGTTCAATAATTTCATTGCATTTGCTATATTTCGAATTATAGCAAATACTATATTTTGCTCCAGACTTGGCAATAAGCTTGTTAATTATATCTTTTAACAATGATGAACGTCGTTTTGTAATAATTAATAACGCATCACTCTTAGATGTTTCATGAATTTTAACATAATTATAGCCGAGAATTATTCCACCATCCTCTCCTAATTCCACATTTGTTTTTGGATTATTAAGTAAATCACTGTTATGAACATACATAACTTCTTCCTCTTCATTGGCTAATGTTTTCTTAGCGCTTTTTAATTTAGCATTTTTTATAGCGGCCCCCGACTTTGGTTTTTCATAATCTCTCAATAATTCTGAAAAAAAATTAACAATTGCATCCAACTGTTCTCGTGAATCAAAACTATTTTTAAATAGTTTATCTAATTTTTTATTATAATCTTTTCTAATAAAGTCGAGCTCGACTAAGCTATAATTATTAAATTTATCACAAGTTATATTTGTAAGTTTATTTAAGTCAAATATTTTTTCAATATAACTGTTGAGATAGTGAATAGTTGTGCAAATGTTTACATTTATTAGACTTGAAATGTAAGAAACTAATAATGGATTTGATTTAGAAGCAATTATTTTTTCAAATAATATTGAAATATTTGAGAGATTAGCATATAGGGTTCCAAAGTCTTTGGGATCTAACTTATACATTGTAAGTTTTCGTTCAAACTTCTCAATATCTCTCACATTTATTAAATAAAAGCTAATAGTTTTATAAAACTCGGTATATATTAATTCTTCTGTTACATCGTAACTTGCGTTTAAACTAACAACATCATTTGTTGGATGTAATAAATCATATGCAAATTTGCGCTTACCAGCATTAGTAAGTGTATTATTTAAAAAATTAGCTACACATCCTAATTTACCATTATAGCGTTGATCACTAATCATATTTAATTGTTTGAGAGAATGATTAGCCAATATTAATTGATTATTAATATTGTCAAAATGTGGATAGTCAATATTTTTAATTAATACCGGATTATGCTTTTCAATAAACACCAATAAAAAACACAAACTTTGATTAGCAATACTATAATTTTGAAACTCAGATTTGCCACGATAAGAACCCATTCCATATATTTTATCAAGTAACGTTTCTTGATATAACTGTTTCTCACAATTTTTAGCAACATTATTAAAACTAATAATGTGTTTTGCACATTCTCTCTTATCTACAATCTCGTCTTCACACAAATAAACTTTGTGGATTTTACTCGCATTTATATTTGCATAACTTATGACATCATTAATAAATTCATTATTTTGCGTATTTTGCGTATTTTGCGTATTTTGCGTATTTTTATTAGTAATAATAATCACTTCACATGGATTATAAATTGAAATATATTTTTCAAGTTGATCATATGTTGTCGGGCTATTAATATAATTAACACTATATTCATAACTCACCAGTTTTCCTGTAATAATATCTATTAACGTTATACCTATTGTAAGCAATTCGTCTTTAACTATTTTATTTTTTTTGCTATAATGTATCCATATACACATTGTATTATTACTTAAATGCTCGTTATTACATGAACCATCACTATCATTGGCAGATAAACTATAATAGTCATTATTATCAAAATATGTTCCGGGTGAATATATACATCCTAAACTACGAGTTGTTTTATTAGTTTGTTTATCTTGAATATATACAACTATAGTGTAACTATGTAATAACATTTTTCTAATATATTTGTCCAATTGTGTTACCCCAAATCCAGCCATTACAATATTGCTCTCATCAACATATGTATTTTTATTAGCAATTATCATATCATTAATTTGTGTAAAATCTAAAATAGCGCTCCCTTCATAAACACCTTCTGCTTTTTTAATAGCATAACATTCAAAAAAACTTCCCACTTCCATTAATAATAACGTTTTTTCACCATAAATTTCTTTATATTGTTTTGTTAATTCTAAATATTCTTTTACCAGTGTCATAAGATTATTTTATTGATTATCATAATAATTGAGTAAATTGTTTTTAAATAGTATTGCTTTAAATGTTATTATGGTAATAACTCTATAAATATTATTATCTCACATATTTACTTGCTCGTGCAAATGAATCTAATACAAATAAAATAAATATTCCTAAAAATAAGTATAATATTAATTCTTCTGTAATATAATTTGTTTTTTCATTGTGTTGTTCTTCTAACAAATGGATAATATATTCTAATTTAGATAAAAGTTTATTGTTATCAAAACTGGTAATATTTGGATTTTGCGAAGGTGCGTTATATTTTAAATTATAACTATCATTATAATTTGATACATCACTGTTTTTTGTTATATTTCCCAATAAATTTGAATCATATAAATTATTAGTTGATAATCCAGTTTTGCTTGTTCCTTTATTAGTATTGTCTTCATTGTTTAGTTCATTATTGTTAAAAAAAACATTATGTGGTATATTATTTCCTGATTGTCTCATTTTTTGTATTTTCTCCAGTTCGCTATTTAGACTATTAGTCAAAGATTTGCTAATATTCTCATCTATAACATTGGCACTGTAGTTATTATTACTATAGTCATCGTCGTCGTCATTACTTTCATGAATTTTTGACATAAGATTTCCTAAATTAGTTATTTTATTTTTTATTGAATCATTATCATTATTTTTAGTATTAGGAACAGTATTAGTGCTAAATTCTACAGACTTTTTATTTTTTAAAGTCCTATTAGAATTTTTAGCTAATTTGGATTCTAATAAATTGGAGTTCTCGGAATCAAGTGGAGCCGGATTTAGTTGAATCATATTATTATATTGTTATAAAAAAATAAGATTATATTATTCTCAAAAACTACTAAATAACTCTATTTATAAATGAAATGGAGTTATTTAGAAATGGAGTTATTTAGAAATAGAGTTATTTAGAAATTACTTAATAATTAACAAGTTAATCTTTAATTAGTATTATAATAATATTCTATTATTATAATAATAATAGTTTAAATTATGTTTAAAATATTTAAAAAGTATAATTTTCTTAATGCAATTAAGAATGTAAATGACGATTTAAATACAAATAAAATACTTGCTGGTTTTGTTATGATTGCAATGAATATTGGAACAAGATATATTGATTTAAAATTAACAAAAGGTCAAGAATTATTATTGAAAAATATTGCAAGAGAGGTTCTAATTTTTACAATTGCTTTTATTAATACAAAAGACATTATTATTTCTATTATTATTACTGTTATTTTTATAGTATTGGCAAATTTTTTGTTAAATGAAGAATCCGACTATAATATATTACCAAGCAAATATAAAAAATTAGCAATTACAAGTGATGTAAATGACAAAATTATTAGTGATAGTGATATTAACAATGCATATGAAACATTAAAGAAAGCTAAACATCAAATAAATAATTATAATAAATTAAATTTAATTGAATCTTTTAATAATGTTAGTTATTATTAAAAATTTATATTTATATAATATAGTTTTAATAAATGCCTGAGATTGATGAATCAGAATACATAGTCAATATTGAATTAAAAGATCAATATAACAATATTTTTTATATTGATGATGTTAATAACTATGACAAAAGTATAAGATTAAAAGATGGTTCACCCAGCGCATTTTTTGACAGCAGACGGAGAGATATTTTCATAAATAAAGATATTTATATTATTAATAATTCTATTATTCAAGAACTGAAAACTATTTTTAAAGAGTATAGTAAAGACGATGGTCATGATTCAAAGTCGTCTTCGTATTATTACTCGAGTACGCGTACTCCAATTGGGTCCCTTGATACTATAAAAGACTTAATGAGAACCACAAAAGATTTGGCAAAAATTTATAATATTTTTACAGATTCCAGTTATGCTAAACTAATAAAAGATAATATAATACATTTTAACCAAACACATGGTAGAACAAGACCTCTCACCGATGACTCAACTATTAATAAAACTATTTTAGAAAATTTTAAATATATTAGCAATGATAATAAAACATCTAACTTTGATGATGAAGAAAAAATGGATGCTTTAATGTTTAATAATATAATGTATTTGCTGAAAAATAGTTTTTTAAAAAAAGAAACTATCTTAATTAATATTCAAGGAGAAAAATATTATGTTGATGAAGTCTTGTTTTATGATTTACCATATATTCATATGGTTAAAAAAGAATATGAAGTACCAAAAACATTATCTATTTACTTACGATTAAAAACTATTCCTATTATTGATATTCCTGCACTCAGATTATTTTATGTAACCGATGACATAGAAGTCAAGAATATCAAAATAAGTGCACCACGCGAATTAAAGCCAGTTGATATAGATAAAGATTTTGCAAAGTATAAAACTATGTATATATTTGATACCTTTAATTATGCAGATGAAAATGATAATATAAATGCATTTTTTAATAGCTTAAAAAATGAAAAACGAGTAAATAAAATACAAGAGCTATTTTTAAATGCTGATATTGTAAATAAATATCAAACCAGATACAAGGAACATAATAAAAATAAAATAGAAGCGCTAGATAAAAAAGATAATGATGTGAAAGCTATTATAAAACGTAAAAATGTAAATGCAAATATTTTATATTTGCTTCGTGAAAAATTTAATTTATATGATAATAAAATATTAATTGACAACGTCTTTGTAGATGACACATATATTGCTTATGACATCAGTAATATTTCTTCTACCGAAACCCAAGTTAAATATCATAGTATTATGACAAATAAAAAATACACTAACTATGACAATTCAAAAAAAAATAGTGTGCTTAAAAACATTTTTAAGGAATATATAAAAAGAACTACAGCAAACTATATAGAGAATAATTTTTTTTATGAAGATAAAAAAGCAGATAAGCGATTAGAGTCAGTAGTTTATAATGTGTTACTTGTTTTTAAATCATACAAACAAGACAGTGTTAAAAAAAAACCATCTCTTATGCGACGATATATTGGTGAAGAATGTTTATCAAATGCCAACACATTAGATAAGATATTTTCAAAATTGATTTATAGAAGACTTGGACTACCTGATAAATTTTTTTATGACAAATTTACTAATATAAATAATAAAAATGCTATGGCTATTGCATCTAATGTTATTGCTCCAAATGTGATTGCACCAAATGTGATTGCGCCCAATATTCCTAATATACCAACTATAAAAGCTGGAGGAAAAAAACATAGAACAAAAAAATATAGAACAAAAAAATATAACACAAAAAAATATAACACAAAAAAATATAACACAAAAAAACATAGCACAAAAAAATATAGCACAAAAAAATATAGAGTGCGCTAGAAAATAATAATTCTATATATTATAAAATGAAAATGACCAATATTTTGAAAGATATAAGAAAACAAATGTCTTTTATAAATCCAGGACTAATCTACTCTAGGCGACGACCTATTATATATTTAGTAATTGTTTTGTTGTTTATCTATTTTATTACTTATTATATGTTACCATCAAATATGTCATTTAAAGAGAACTTTGATATGTTTAATACAAGTTCAAGCCCGAGTGCTATGACATCCGATAATTCAACAAAACTTGTATATTTTTATATGAATGGTTGTGGTCATTGTAATAATTTTACACCAATATGGGATGAATTTTGTTCTGCAAATTCTACAACTATTAAAACATATAAATTTGAACAATCACAAGTGCAAGAACAAATTAGAAGTTATAATATTTCAGGATTTCCAAGCGTGTTACTATTAGATGAAAATAATGCTAAAATAGATGAATATACTGGACAACGAACTGTAGAAGCATTAACAAGTTATGTCAATAGTCGTGCTCAGTAAATTTAAATATTAATAATAGCTTATATGATTATTTCTATAATATAATACTAATATAATACTAATATAATACTAACATGGCAAAAAAAAGGTCTTTAAAAACCTCCGTTTGTAAAATATACAAAACATGCGATCATGTTCCGTGTGGTGCTACTATGAATAAATGTACTCCCTCTTATTGTTATCCTAATGGAGCAAAAAATTGGAATTATTGTAATATGTCAAATTGGAAACCCCGTCGTTATAAAAAGTATAAGTCAACATGTAGCGATGAAAGTAAATGTATTTTAACAAAAACAAAAAAATTCAATAATAGTGTTGATGCATTAACATTACATAATAAAATGCCATATATATGGCGTTTTCTAAAACCACAAACACGCAAAAATATGGTCCAATTGGCAAAAAAACCCGTTAAACATATAAATATACCATTTTCTATTTTTTCACATACTAAGAAAAGTAAGTCAGACTATCGATTTATTAATAATATGACGAAAAAAAATAAGCGTCTATTTTATAAATTGCGAAAACAATATAAAAATATATAATTTTGTATACTATAAAATATATAATTTTGTATACTATAAACTATAATCAATAACCATAAAAGACAAATTTGTTAATAAATAATTATTTGAATTATTTAAATGTGTAAAAGTATTTTGTTTATGTGATTTATTTTTTAGTAAATGTTTTTGTGTATTATTATTTAATACATAAGATTTTTTAACAGTTATTTTTTTATGAGATTTTAGTAAAGTAATATATTTTTTATATATATTATAACTTCTATTAATTATAGTATGGGTATTATTATTTAAACTATAATTTCTTAGCATTATAAAGAAATCATCTAATGAATTCTTAACATTCATTGCTATATCCAATTTAATTAAATCGAGTGTTTGTATTTTAAAATTGAACATGTTAGATTTAATAACTTTTTCTACATTATAAATTAATAATGATTTAAAAAATATATAACTTAAAATATGTGATGTTTCATTATATAGAGTTGTTCCATTCTTTGTAATAGTTGTCAAAAATTGGTCATAGCTAAGCTTATTAGCATACAATATTTTAGCAACTTGAAATGAAGAATGAGTTGCTTCATATTTGTAACATCTCTCAAAAAGCACCACCGTTTTTTCAAATTTGCTGCTATTATAATAACAATACACAAAACTATGAATTATGAAAGTCCAAAATTCTGTAATAGCTTCATTTAGTCCTATTTTATTATAGCTATTTGCAGTTGACGCAATATTAAAGGTCTTAATTAATTTTTGATAATAACTATTAGAATCTAAGTTATTGCGTAACAACTTGTCTATATTATATGAATGTAGTGTTTCGTGAATAAATACTTTAAAAAATTCATGCTTGCGATATATGTATATTTCGCCTGTTTTTGAACACGGATAAGTTAAACCACTATTAATATTAATTGCTCCAAGAACCTTATTTGTATGTAACTCAAACTCTTTAACAAAATGTGTCATAAAAATATTTAATTGGAGTCCATTAATATTGCATATATTAGTATTGTTATTATGTGGTCCCTTTTTGTTATTTGATATATTTATAATAACTTGTAAAATTAATAACATAGCTTTAACACAACTGTCAAGTTTTTTTATATTGATTTTATCATATATAATAAAATTAAATATAAATGTTTGTTCGTTAATAGTATTTTCATAAGAAATCACACTACATTTATTTATGTTAGTATTAATATATGCAACTATTGTATTATCAATATATTGTGTATCTGAAAATATATCTTTCAAAATATGCTTTATTTTATTTGTTGCACGTTCTATAGGCAAGGTAATTCTCGTATTTTCTATATTAATTTTACCAATAATTGGTTCATGTTCTTTAAATTCTAAATATAGTTTATTTAATAAATGCTTAAAGTCATTATTTATATAATTTGGAAATAAAGTAGCTATACTTTTAAACTGTGACGATTTATAGACATTATATAAATAGTTAGATTTATTTGTCATTTTGAAAAATGACGATTGTTTTGAACTATTTCTATTTATTTTATGAGTGTTAATTGACATGTATTGTTATTATAATATATAAATAATAATATATGGCTCTAACAATGTTAAATAAGTTATAATTAAGCGAATTATAAATTATTTAAAACTACTTAATATAATAATATTAAGTATTAGTAATAATGAGTATAATTGATGTAATACATACTAAGAAAGTAACAAGAAAAAAACCACTCGCAAACGATAATGCTATTTTGGAATATTATTTTAATAGCCCACTAACTATCAATAAAGCCATTAATACTGAATTAAGCAATAATGAATTAAGCAATAATGAATTAAGCAATACAAAATTAAGCAATACAAAATTAAGCAATACAAACTTAAGCAATACGAATTCAACAGCTCATGCGTTTAATATTCCCAATATTAAAGAGTTCAATAAATTATTAACTACTAATTATAAAGTAAATGAATTAAAAATTATACAAAAATATTACAAAATAAAATGTGTTGGTAACAAAGAGTATTTAAAAAAATATTTATATAATTATTTGTTTTATTCTTGCAACATAATAACTATTCAGAAAAATGTTCGTGGTTATTTAATAAAAAAGTATATAAAATTTCATGGTCCTGCATTTTATAAACGAAATCTGTGCTCTAATGATGTTGATTTTTGCACATTAGATGACCTAAATTCTATTCCATATAATCAATTTATTAGTTTTAAAGATGAAAATAATCATATTTATGGATTTGACATAATATCATTATATACGTTATTTAAAAATGGACTATTAGCAATGAAAAAAACTAATAACAATATAACAAGCGAAAGCTTTATAGATATTGAAAATCCTTTTACAAAGCAAAAATTTAATGCAAATACACTAAAACAATTAATTAATTATATTAATATAAGTAGAATATTAAAGATTATTATTAATTTGGAATATGATGAACTGGTTGTTGTTTCAGACAGTAAACAAGTAGAAATGAAAATATTAACATTATTTCAAAAAATAGATAGTTTAGGTAACTATACAAATATTAAATGGTTCTCAGAATTAGATAAAAAAAAACTAATACGCTTTATTCGCGAATTAATGGATATATGGAATTATAGAGCGAATTTATCATATGAAGTAAAGCGCGAAATAGTCCCCCAACGTAGCGATCCATTTTTTGATAGAACTATAAATTTAAATATGTTAGGACAATATAGTTTTATTCAACTTCGAAAATACTGTGTTACTATTATTGACATACTAATTAATTCTGGAATAAATACAAATTCATGTTCTTTAGGTAGTTATTATGTTTTATGTGCTTTAACAATAGTATCACAAGATGCAGCCGACGCATTGCCGTGGTTATATGAAGCTACTGTTCACTAAGTTATTAATGTTTTCTACAAAAGTTAAAAATATTTAACGCATAACTGTGATTTAAAATATAATAATTATTAATTTTATTATTAATATAATAATTAATAAAAACAACTTAAAAGAATAAGTCTATAATAAAATATAAAATGCCATCGAAACCATCTCAAAAAAAAACCGACCCTCTATTAGTTGTTGTTCCTGAAGTTGTTCCCCCAGAAACTTCAAAAAAGTCCAAAGCACCAAAACCAGTTGATGATGCTGTTGTAGAAAAGAAAGTGACAAAAGCCAAATCTGCGCCAAAATCTGAGACACCGGCACCTGTGCCTCTTCCCGAACCAGTAATTGATTCGGGAAAACCAGTATGTGAAATGGATAATGTTGTTGTTTCGGATGCTCTTGAGCATTCTATTACTACTGGATTTACTGATTTTATTGGACGTTTCCAATCTATGATTACTCAGTTCAACTCTCTAAAAACCGAACTTCGTAGTCTTGAAAAAGCTACATCCAAGCAGTTAAAAATTGCACAAAAGCTAAATAACAAAAAGCGTCGCAAGGGTTCGCGTGCGCCAAGTGGTTTTGTTAGACCATCGCTAATCAGTGAGGAACTAGCTACCTTTTTAGGCAAACCAGCTGGATCCGAAATGGCGCGCACTGATGTGACTCGTGAAATCAACAAGTATATTCGTGCCAACGCTCTTCAAGACAAAGAAAACGGTCGCAAAATTATTCCCGACAAGCCTCTAAAAGCTTTACTAAAGCTTGAAGACACTGTTGAACTAACTTATTTCAATCTTCAGAAATATATGGGACCACATTTTCCTAAAGTTGTTAAAGTAGTTCCAGTAGTTCCTGTTTCGGTTCCAGTTCCAGTGATGTAAATTAACAATATTTAATATTTAATATTTAATATTTAATGCTTAATGTAGCACTAAATATTAAAACTTTATATCAAACTTTGGTAAATAAAAATTGAAAAAAAATTGAAAACACATTAAACATATTAAACATACATTGAAAATACATTAAACGTTATTTTAATTCTTAGATAAGGAACTACTAATATGAAACAACTAAGTAACGCACTAATTTTAATGCTTGTTATTGGGATAATTTTCAATATGTTCTTAGCTATTAAATATGTATTAGAGTATATGTTAATGCCTGATTTAGTGCCTTTAATATGGTTTCTGGTTGCTCTTCCGACACCATATTATGCAACTATTTTAACAGCACCATTACTAACTTAATAATAATATTTATTGTTAATATTTAAAACAATAATACATAATACTACTAAGTGCATTTTTTTATGCTTAGACTATCAATTAAAACTACTAATTTTTTTTTAATTTCAAGATTCAAACATAGTCATATTATTTATAATGAATTAACAAAATCATTATTAATTGATAATTCTCTCAAAAAAGATTTAGAATTGGCGGCAAAAAGGAAAATTAAGAACGCTAAAACAAAATATAAAGACAATAAAGATGTTTATAATTCTATTCAAATTATTGAAATGAGTGAAAGCCATGACATTCAACCTTTTATTAGAAATAAATAAATAATAAATAAAAATATATACAAAATAAATAATAAATAAAAATATATACAAAATAAATAATAAATAAAAATATATACAAAATAAATAATAAAATAAAATAAAATAAAATTAAATTAAATTAAATAAAATAAAATAAAATAAAATTAAATAATAAAAAAAATTGATTTAAAAAAATAACAAGTATATTATTAGTATTATACTATTAGCTATGGCGACTATTGTAATGTCAAATGATTTCAATGCTTCTACTGATTTTGCGTATACTAAGGCAAAATTAAATGAGCGTGGCGGAAAATCAATTGGTATTATTAACAAATCAAGCAAGAAGGCGCTTTATTTGCAAACACCACTTATGCTAACATGGGGTGTAAATGAGTATGTCGATGATAATACACAAAAGAAGTCATATGACTTAGCACTGCAGTTTCCAAGTGATGAATACAATAATCCAGAATGTGATGCCTTTCTTAAAAATATGCAAGAACTTGAAATGCGTATTAAGAATGATGCTATTACTAATTGTAAAGAGTGGCTAAATAAGCCAAAAATGAGCCCAGATGCTGTTGATGCTCTTTGGAGTTCTATGCTAAAGTATCCAAAAGATAAGGCAACCGAAGAACCAGATAAGACGCGTGCTCCAACACTAAAGATTAAAATTCCTTATTGGGAAGGAGTATTTAAGAATGTTGAAATTTATAGTGAAAATCGCGTTTTACTATTTCCAAATGATGACAGTCTTCCTATTAATGAACTTATTGGTAAGGCATCAAATGTTGCAACTATTATTCAATGTGGTGGCATTTGGGTAGCTAATGGAAAGTTTGGAGTAACTTGGAAGCTGTTTCAAGCAGTAGTTAAGCCAAAAACAAGTTTAAGTGGTAAATGCCATATTGTGCTATCTGATAAAGATAAGGAAAAGCTAACAACTGCAATTGAAGTGGATGATGACGATGATGAACCCAATGTTGTTCCAAATGTTACACAAGTTCCAGACAGCGATGATGAAGAGGTTGTTGTAAAGGAAGAAGTAAAGGAAGAAGTAAAAGAAGAAGTTAAAGAAGAAGTTACAGATGAGCAAGTAAAACAAGTTGCAGTTGAAGATGCACCAAAAAAGAAGCGAATTGTTAAGAAGTAAATCTAAATATTAAAATCTAAATATTAAAATCTAAATATTAAAATCTAAATATTAAAATCTAAATATTAAAATCTAAATATTAAAATCTAAATATTAAAAACTAAAAACAGCATATTTTTTTTCATATTTTTATATTATTGTTTTTTTAAATAATATAAAAAACAAGTAACTCTTAGTCTAAATGTATGTGAAAAACAATTGCACTTTTAACGCTATTGTCTAATATATTATTGCTATTAATGTTAGGAATTCCTTGATTTTCAAGTATATAAGTTTGGTATATAGCCAGCTTTAAATCATTAATAACAATGCTATAATCATTATTGTCTATAGTAATAATTAAACTATTAACATTATTAGCAATATTTTCTAACAAAGTGTTAAACTTATTTTTATAAGTATAATGGATTGTATTACTACTGTCTAATATTACATTAGTAGGCAATAGTGGGTAAATTTTGATAATAGCATTTTCAAATGCTAACTCATTATGCCATAATGGCACATATACGTAGTCATTAGCTATAGATAACTTGTAAATATCACTATTTAACAAGTTTGAAATAGATGGATTAATTATGTATATAGAATTTTTTTCTAAAATGCTAACACAAATTTTCTTTATAATACTAACAATCTTATTTTTTAAAAAAGAATTTGAACTATTATTATTGAACTTTAACAATAATAAATAAATGTCTTCTAAATTAATTAATGAGAAGTTAGAAAATAATGTTTCTAATAATTTATTCAAATGTTTATCTGCTTCTATTTTTAATTCGTCTAAACTGTTACTATTTAAAACATTAGTGTTGTTATAATAATTTATAACATAATTAATAAAATTTAATAACAAATTATTATAGGATTCATCTTGCTTAAAATCATTAGTATTATATTCGTTATATTCGTTATATTCATTATATTCGTTATATTCATTATATTCATTATATTCGTTATTACTTGAATCATTAATAATGATTACATCTTTCAAGGTATTAAATGCGCAATTTATATTTTGAAATATAAATGTTGCATTTTCATTTTTACTATTTTTATCAGGATGATAAATTAGAGATTGTATATGATAATGTTTTTTTAGTTCATTATAACTAATATACTGAATATTAGAAACATTATAATTTTTTATATTTAAAATATTAATAGCATCACTTATTTTCATTTATTAGCTCTATTAAATATAGTGTAAAACTTTCTAAATGAAAGATGGGTCTATAATTATTATTATAATTTTTTAAAAATATTAAACTATTTACTATTAAGTCAGCAATAGCATCTGTTTTAATGATTTTTCTTAGTATTAAATTATGTATTATATAATAAAAACACTCTTGACTATTTAAGTTATAAATTAAAATATCATATAACAGTGTTCTTATATTTTTAATATTATAATTATTAGTTATTAACATGGTAATATATGTTTCACATATTGATTTATGATGTTCTATATAATTAATATTATTAGAAATATCTAACACATTATATATATTTGGATTGTTTACTTTATGTATAATATTTTCTAATGTATCGTTAGAATTAGCTCCTCCATTTTTCTCTTCAGAACTTATATGTTTAAAAAACTGTTTATTAGTTTTATTAGATATAGCATATATGTTTTTTTTTGTTAATTTTGAAAAATAAAGAATCTTAGATATATTAATAATTTTATCAGGTATAAAACTTATACAATCTGTTATTATTATAAACCGAATAAGTATTGAAGAAAATAATTCTTTTTGCATATAATTATATAATAAATCTAATAAATCACAATTAATTTTATCAAAGTTGCGCAGCACAATATAGCCTTTTTTTAAATCAGAAGAGGCAATAGAATTATAAATAATATTATATATATCATTCCATAAACTTTTGCTATTGTATATAAAGTTTTCAATATCTATTTCATAATGTATATCGCTTATTTTTATATAAAATTCTGTTTTACTTACACTAATATATAATTTTTTCTCATATTTTAAACTACTTGGACTAAAATATTGTATTAGTTTTAATGCACTTTTATATTTATAAGAACATGGCGGTCCATAGAAAATATAGTTGATAAATTTATCATATTTGTTGATACTAACATTAGTAACGTTAGTATCATTTATTATAGCCAATAATTCTTTATTAAAACTATAATTAGTGTTATCATTTATTATTTCGCAATAACTTTTTTTTAATGATGTCATAGTTATTTTACATTATTAAATTTAATTTAAATAATAATAACTTACTATTATTGTTATTATTACTATTATTACTATTATTATTATTACTATTATTACTATTATTACTATTATTACTATTACTATTATTACTATTATTACTATTACTATGTATATAATATACTAAGTTTTAAAGTTTTAGCACACATTAGTATTATTTTTATATATTATAAATAAATAAATTAAAACTAATACAAATTAATATAGTAATACTAAGCATCATAATAATGATTTGCGAACCATTAGAAACTATAAATTATGAGGCTATAATTTTAAATGAAGCCGTCAAAAATAGTGTTATTCAATATAATTATTTTTACAAAATACTATATTCTACTAACATTATAGTTTTATCAAGTATATTCACAATATTTGAATTAACAAATGTTAATATGGATAATGAGTCAGTTAGTTTTAATAAAACTAACACTAATTTTGATGTATTTAATAAACTAATAGCACTTGAAGAATATTTATTAAAATTACTAAATTCACCTAAAACCAAGATGTATAGGTTTAAAGAAATATATGATAATAGAACTTTTAGATTTGTATATAATGAAACAAATGAAATATTAGATAATAATGTAAATACAATAAGCACAAAAAAAAATCAGTTTGTTTTAAAAATTTCAGGATTATGGGAATCTAAAGAATCAATTGGGCTAACTTTTAAATTTATAATTATTAATAAATATTTACAATTTTATTAACCTATACTGCTTGTTGTTTCATCTGTTGAAAAAAATACTAAACTAATATGTATCATTAGTATAAATACAAAATTTACAAGAGATAATATATATGTAAGCATTTTAGTTAATTCTATTGTGTTGTCATCTTTATTATCAGTTTTATTCAATGTTTTTAATAAATAATTACTGATTAAAACTATTTGTAACAATATTAATGCAGATGACATAAATGAATAAGTATGATAATCTGGTGTTACTTTATTACTATTTATTCTGGTAAAGAATATAATATTCAAATAAATAATGTATATTATTACTAATAATGTAAAAATTATAGGTGTAATCATTCCTAAACTGGCATAAAAATTAACACCATTTCCAAAAAGTTCTTCTCCTTTCTTTATATTAGTATACGATATTGCTACAAAAACCATTATTGTTAATGCTAATCCTGTTAAACCATAACCCCATATTGTTGTAGTTGCTGGTCCAACATTTCCTAATCTTGAATAATTTTCTTTAAAAAATACTTTAATAATTACTCCAGCACAAGCTAATACTATTAGATTTAACAAATCTAAATTATTATTGCTTGTTATTCCAATACCAAAAATATTTAATGCTTTAGTCGAAGCTGTTTCTGCCATATTAATATAATAGTATATATAATAATTTTATACATTTATGAAATTATTAATATAAAATTATATATATACATATAGTAATAATGACTTCATATCAAGATAATTATAACTTTAACTATTCAATAGATAGTAAAATTTTATTTATTGATAGTAATGACCGCGATATAGCAAAATGGCCTAACTCATCTGAATTTGAAATAACATGTCCACAGGTGTATACTAATGTTCAATCATTAAATTTATTAAATATTGTCTTACCAAATGCTATATACAATATTAGTGATTATTTACAAAATAATAAATTAGCAATAGACATATCTGGAATAGGAGAATATATAATAACATTAGAAGATGGATATTATGATGCTAATAGTTTGCAAGCATCTTTACAAAATAAAATAAATTATAGCACTAATCATACAGATGCAGATTTTGTTGTAGCTTACAATCAAGTAAATCGTAAATTTTATTTTGGTCATACTAATAATCATATACACATACGTCCAAATGGTAATATAATAATTCATAACTCTCCTAATGCTGGTTTTTTTCAACTAAAATTTGATAAACAATTGGATTTTTCGTCTTCATGTGTAACAAATATAAATGTATATTCACAACATAGCAACTGGGGTTTAGGATATATATTGGGTTTTGACAAAAAAACATATAGTTCAAGATCTATTGATAATTCAAATAATTTAAGATTTGATTATTTATCAACTCCATGGATAGACACAAGTAGCGCGAGTATTATTAGTTCACCTTATCAACAAACATTAGATGCTAATGAAAATATATATGTCGAATTGGAAAAATATAATAAATGCGATGAGTTAAAACCTTATTTGTCTTATAATTATAATAATCCTAATAGCGGAATTGTAAATTCAGCATTTGCTAAAATTCCACTTCATGCAGCAAACAGTGGGACAAACACTGCTTTATTAGATCATGAGATTTCGTCTTGTGTGAGCTATTTTAAACCACCTATTGAAAAAATAGCAAAATTAAAAATAAAGATTAGATACCATAATAATATGCTCGTAAATTTACAAAATGCTAATTTATCATTGAGTCTAATTATCAATCAAGTAAGCAAAGAATTTGCTCCATTAGTGCGTTAAAGCGTTATAGCAATCTTCACATAAAGGAACATATTCATGTATTCCAATTAATATTTGTTCATCATTATTGACAACCCGATGACTGTATTTAGATAATCCATTACATAGTCCATTACATAGTCCATTTTCAGTATTATGACATAAATCATTACATAGTCCATTTTCAGTATTATGACATAAATCATTACATAGTCCATTTACACTATTATGACATAGTCCATTTAGTGGATATACTTTAGAAGCATAAGGAAGTAAATTCATCATTGTTCCAAAACTATCTCTCTTATAATCCAAGTCAAGACCACATAAAATAACCGTTTTCTTTAAATTAGTGTTTAAAAACAATACCCAATTATCAATAGACTCAAAAAACTGTGCCTCATTTATAAAAATATATTGCGCGTTTAAAATAATATTATATGTTTCACCAGTAATAAACTCTTCCATACTTTTTACACAATAGCATTCAATAGATTGTTTATTATGACTAACTATTAGGTTTTCACCATAACGATTATCCAGCTCGTAATTAATTGCAATACATTTGTCTTTTCCGTAAATTTTTACATATAAGTTATAAAGTTCAACTAATTTAGTAGTTTTTCCAGAAAACATAGGACCATAAATAATACTTATAAATGGACTATTAATATCGGTCATAATGTGTTAGTATATATTAATAAATAGTAATTAAGTATTAATTATTAATATTTTCAATCACAATTTTCAATTTTTTATAATATATTAACATAATATAATATATTATCATAATATACTATATTATATTATGGCAACTTGGACCGATGATATTGATAATGTATTAAATAACATTCGTATAAATTGCGTTATATTAAACAAACTACACAAGCAACGCTATTTTGAACTAAAGTCTACGTTAAAGTATTACAGGTTGCCAGTTATCATATTAAATGGAGCAAACAGCATAATAGCAGTCGGTCTACAACCTTATGCTACACAAGGTGCAATCAGTTTATCGACCTCTTTAATAGCATTAACTTGCGGTATAATTGGATCAATCGAGTTATATTTTGGAATTCAAAAACGACTTGAAAATGATATGATAAGTCAACGTGATTACTATCTTCTCTCAGTTGATATATTTAAAACACTATCATTAAATAGGGAAAATAGACCTGTACCGGCAAAAGACTACCTTGAAAAGTCTTATAATACTTATACAAAATTAATTGAAAGTTCATCTACCCTTAGTAGGGTAAAAGGTGATAAATTGATTCCAATAGATTTCAATATTAATGATATTAATGATAATAATGACAGTAATGAAATTGTTGTATTAACTCCTAAACCAAGTGGCCGAGTTGATTTGTCAACGGCGGAATTTGAATAATAATATTTTGAATTTATAAAATACAAAATACAAAATATAAAATATAAAATATAAAATATAAAATACAAAATTTTTATAAATTATAATTATTGTTAATAAATGCAGTCAGCTTTTTATAATCTTCAATAAATATATTTTTATTGCCTTGATACTTATAGATAATATTATTTTTTTTATGTTCAAGTTCTGTTGGCGGATATAACTCATTCCAAGCCATTATTATGTCATTGTCTATAACATTTGAGAGATTTAATAATGGATAACTATATTTCATATACGCAAGTGACCTGGCAATTGTTCCACGAGAATAATTACATGGAATATAAAATTTTTGAGCTAATGATTCATCTGCAGCATGAGCAAATTTCTTGTTGCTACGTAAATTGTTTGTATAGTAATTTGTTAAAACTATATTGTGCATGTCTTTATTTGCCTTGTTATAACGTTTTGTAAATGATTGGGGAAATATGTGTTCTGCGCTAAGATTATTATATTTAGTATATTTTAAATTACTAAATGTAGTTAAGTTATTTAAATCACAGTCTTCGTAAGACGAAGAGTTACAAAAATCATTATATAAGTCATAATATATATTGTTAATATAGTAGTATTGTTTTATAGTTTTAATAGAATAATATTTTGTAGGCAACACACGAGTAACAGAATTATAATTTCTGCGCAATAAAAGACTAACAAACAATTTAGTTTGAGAGAAGTAGCTAAAAAAGCGCATATATATTACTTCTTAAAACTAATATATATTTTACTAAATATATAACTGATAAAAAATGCTTAAAAAAAATTGATAACTATTTTTTTTATGAAAATATTAATCATTATATTAACATAATATGACAGGTCATACACCTAGTACAGAACAAAGTCAAGAATTTTTATCAACTATGCATACTATGATTGATGATTTAGATACTATTTCTCCCAACATTGATGAGCATACTTATTTAAGATTGGTAAATGGTCTGCAACGCTTATATAATATACACAATTCAGGAACACAAGCAAATACGAGTAATAACAGAGATACTCGGATCCATGAGCAACCTCAAATATTTAATGAAGAAAATAATATAGCCCAAAATATTAGTAGCGCGTTAATAAGACATTATGAACGAGTTAATGACATTAGTGGTATTCATATAAATGCTTATCCTGTAAATAGTGATAATGCAAATAATCAAAACAATCATAGTATGCATTGGATAGAAGCGGCGCTCAGAGAAGGGATAACGCGAACATGAGCTTTGTCGGGATATACCAATATTGAGCAAATATTAGAACGCGTAAAATAAACTAGTTAGCAATTTTATAATATAAAAATGTTGTTGTACTAACTGATAAAAAATGCTTAAAAAAATTGATAACTATTTTTTTTATGAAAACATTAATCATTATACTAACATAATATGACCGGTCATAGTATTAACGCACAACAAAGTCAAGAATTTTTATCAACCATGCATACTATGATTGATGATTTAGATACTATTTCTCCCAACATTGATGAGGTTATTTATTTAAGGTTGGTAAATGGACTACAACGCTTATATAATATACACAATACAGGAACACAAACATCTACTAATGTTAGAGAAACTGTTAGGCGCAATAGGCATATATATCGAGAGAATGTTGAAACTAATAATGAAGTCCAAATCAATAGAATGTTAGCAGAACATTACGGTCGAGTTTATGATAGTAGTGGTCTTCTTATAAGTAACGAACCTTATCCTATAAATGATGATACTAATGCTAATGCTCTCAATAATTATGATGTTAGTGCTAATGTTATAAATACTGACTCTAATATCATAAATGCTAACCCTAATGTTATAACTGTTGACGCTAATGCTATTACTAATGAAAACAATGACGTAACTAATCAACAAGCTATCTATACTAGTTATGTTGCTCTTTATAGTAATGCGTTTGATTATTGGAATCAACCACAACATCGTTTTCAGCGCACTAATTAAGCAATTTTATAATATATAAATGTGGTTGTGCTAAGCAAAATACCACCCCATAATGTGTCTAATAGCACTAATAGTGGCGACCACTCATTTAAAAAAGCATAATTTGTTGTTTCATAAACTCCGTTTATTAGCACACCTAATAAAAAGGCATCTTTAACAGGTGCATTTTTTCTTATTATAAAATAATAAAGTCCACTAACTAATATTACATAACACGCAAATGCAGAAGCAAATCTAATTTTGAGGTCTGTTTTTTGTATATTTTTGAATATAGGCAGCATAAAATCTTTAAACACAAATAAATATGTTAAGTCTAATATTAGTAATAACGAAGCAATAAGCGCAAGTTTTTTTAACATTTATATTATATTATAATATAAAAAACTATAAAAAACTATAAAAAACTATAAAAAACTATAAAAAACTATAAAAAACTATAAAAAACTATAAAAAACTATAAAAAACTATAAAAAACTATAAAAAACTATAAAAAACTATAAAATATATACTTAGTTTATAGTTAATAAATGAAACCAAAGTTTTTAGCTCTTTATAAAAAAAACAAACTATTATTTATACTATTTTTATTTGCCATTATATTAATTTTTTCATTTATAAATCAATCGAATATGTAATATACTGATGCATGTAATTAAACACCATATTTTTCTTTAATCCATAATTTTAATGTATCAAGACTACAAGTTAAATAATTAGTATCACTATTAGTATTAAAGCCTTCTAACTTTAAAAATTGCGGTTTTTTCATTTTTTCACTTTTATAAAATATGTAGTCACCATATTTTCCTTTTCTAATTGATAACATATTTGAAATATGGCGCAGCAAACTATTTGAAGCTGGGTCGCATGTTTCCAAGATACTAATAGCATCTTCAAGTGTTAACTCTTTAAAAGGAACATTTATTTTAACACTAACGAGAGATTTTCGCAACTGTCCGCATTCTAAATAATAACCATAAGAGCCGTATTTTAAATAAACTGGCTGGTTCTTATAATTTCCTAAGTTTTTTATTGACTCTTGTGTATTATCTAACACGTCTTCTAAAGTGTAATGACCAGCTTTTAATAAGTCAATGTCAATATTTTTTTTTACCCCATAAAATCCCAATGTTCCATCTTCTTTTGTATATTTAAGCGTTGGTCCATTTTTCCCTATTATATATGTGTGTTTGTCATCTATTGCTATTTGTAATTTGCAAACAGTTTCACCCGTCTTATTAGAGTCATTATTTAAATTGCTTGCTTCAATTAATGTATCCATTAATGTAGTGCATTCACTACATAAATCATAATATGCTTTAGCACCTTGAGCAATAGCATCAAGGTCATCTTCCATCAATTTTGTATATTCATAGTCAAATAGCTTATTAAAATGTGTTATTAAAAATTCAATAGTAATAATTCCGAGCTGCGTAATGACCAATTTCTTTTTTTCATTGCCAAATTCTTTTGCGCTTGTTTCTTTAGTAATAGAACCAGTAATCAATGTATAGTCAGTACTATTTATTTTTTTTCCTTTAACATCTTCTTTTTTTACATAATTACGTTCTTGAATTTTCTCTAATAAAGATGAATATGTTGATGGTCGACCAATCCCTTTTTGTTCAAGTAATTGAACTAAATGTGCTTCACTATAATGTGACTTTAATTCTTTTAACGTCTCTTTACATGTGATTTTTTTATAGTCTATTATACCTTCTTTAATGTTTTTTAAATAATTATAATGTTTTTCTTCGGTGTTATTATTAACTATTTTCCAACCTAAAAAAGTATTTTCTAAAGCATTATATTTATAATATGAATCATGAGGTGCACTAATAGTAACATTTAGCTGATTATAACATGCATTAGACATAACACTTTCCAAACTATTAGTATATATTAGTTTATATAACTTAATATGTTTTGCACTATACTCTGCAGTGTCAAGTGTTTCAAGTGTTATATTTGTTGGACGAATTGCCTCGTGTGCGTGTGTGCTATTTGAAGCGTCATGACCATGACCATTACCATGACCATTACCATGACCATTAGTTAGTGTAGTTAAGTCATCATAATTGGCAACATAATAAGCACCGTATTTTTTACTAATAAACATTTTACATTGTTCAATAAAATCTTCACAATAACATTTACTATCTGTTCTCATATAAGTAATATATCCGTCTTCATATAATTTTTGTGCGTAGCTCATAGTTTCTTTAGGTGAAATATGTAAACTATTACTCGCTGCTTGTTGAAGTGATGATGTAGTAAATGGAGAAGGTGGACTTTGTATTAGCGTCTTCTCTTTTGCCTTACTTAAAATATGATCATGTATTGTGCTTAACTCTAAAAATTCTTCTATTAACTCGTGGCTATTGTGATTTTTGTTTAATACAAATTCAATATTTTTACTTGTAAAATAACCAACACTATTAAAACTTAGTGATCCAGGAGATGTTTGAATTTCTTTGTAATTGTCATAAACTAAGCGTAATGCAGAACTTTGACAACGTCCAGCACTTAGCGAATTTTTACTATTTTGAACTATAGATTTCCATAATAATGGAGTAATAGTAAATCCAACAAGTAAATCTAAAATTTGGCGCCCTTGTTGTGCATAAACAAGGTTTAAATTTATTATTCTGGGATTTGCTAATGCACTTTTTAATGCTTGTTCGGTAATTTCATGAAATACTATACGCTTTGTTTTTGTTATATCTAAATTAAACACTTGCGCAATATGCCATGCAATTGCCTCTCCTTCACGGTCATCGTCTGTTGCCAAAATAATCTCACGAGCTCCATTTATTGCCTTCTTGACTTTATTAATTTGTTGTTGCTTGCTTTCAATTATATTAAAAGTAGGTTTATAATTATCTTTAATGTTTATTTGTTCTAAACTTGAGAGATGTGTAATATGTCCATATGATCCAATTACTTTATAGTCTTTGCCTAAGAAGTTTTCTATTTTTCCACATTTTGCTGGAGACTCGACAATTAATAAAGTATAACTCATATAATTTAATAGCTAAAGTTATTATTAAATTATATCAATTTAAAAATTATTAAAAACATTAAATACATTAAAAACATTAAAAACATTAAAAACATTAAAAATTAGGGTTTTGTTTTTGTTTTTAATATTATAGTTGCTTTTGGATTTGTAAGCATATTTCTAACTTTCATTAGTTCCTCGGCTGGATAAACTCCACCTCCTTTTCCTGGTTTATAAATATTGATTAATGCTTCTCCTGTTAATAACAATATTTTTGCTAAGCTATCATTTTGTGTAAATTTTGAATATTGAGCTTTTTCAAGTAGTCCTGATTTTATTTTTCCAAATTCTTCATCATCTATTAGAAGAGATTTTATGGCTTTTTTTGAAACATTTGCACTATACAATTTATAAGCATCGTCAATATTTGCACCAACAAGTCCGTCTTTAGTAAATTTATTATATAATTCAGGTATAGATTTGAACTTTACAGCCAACATATAATGTTTAACACTTGACCAGTTTTTACTATCAATAACTAAATTTGGAACCAAATAATGAGAGTCTAACTTTTTACGCCAATCAACATATTCTTTACTATTGTTAAGCTCTAATACATTTTTAGCAGTATTTAAATCTGGTTTAATACTTTCACCACTTCCATGTCCAACTTTTACATGTCGTGACTTATTATATATTTGAATAATAATTGAGTTATTGTAATATTTTGTAGTTGGACCAGAACTAATTAAAGAGTCATTTTTAGTAGTTGTTGATATCCCATTTTTATTAGCAAATTGTATAAAATCAGGTATTAATGAATATAGACCAGCCATTTTTTCCATACATTTTTCTAAAATCAACTCTTTGATTCTATATGGTAACTCATTAAATGTAAAGGCACCACGTTCTACATTTTTATCATATGTAATTAGTGTATAATGACTGCTTTGCTTACTTATTAAATAATCTAAAATAATATAATACGAAGGCTCAAAAAGCCCTTTTGCTACTATTTCTTTATCTGCTTCACCACATTGTAATACTAATTCTTTTTCACCTTCTAAAAAGTGTGTTTCTGATAATATAACAAATTTTACATTATATAGTCTCTCTAAAGTAACAACTGCCCAATTATCCGCCCAATATTTTCCACCAACAGTAGCAATTACTTTTTTAAGATCTTGAACGCTTGTTACGTCTTTCATAAAATCAAATTCTTCTAATAATTCTTGATATGCATCACTCTCTTGGGTTGTAAGAGTGTATTTATTAAAATTACTCTTGGCATCATCAATCAAGTTTTTCTTAGATGTTCCATCAACTGTTCCACCAATTAATTTTTTAATTGTGTTATGCTTAGTTTTAAATTCTTTTAGCATAGATTGTGAAGCTTTCATACCCCCATAAAACAATCTGAAAAATTCCAAATAATTATTATATACTGCTTCATCCACTTCATTTGCTAATTTTTCACGAATAGCTTTTACTGAAGTTTCAATTTTGACTGTTCTTAAACCATCTCGTAATGCTGCAAAAAAACAATCTCCACCGCCTTCATTGTTTTTTATTGAATATTTAGCGCTCTTCAAATATTTATTTACCCAATTATGCGTTGGATCTTCAACATACTTACTAATTTCATAATCACTTTCTTCTTTTGTTTGACTTGCTAACTCCATTATATCAAATGCTGGTTTTTTAGATAATTGACTATTAGGTTTTAATCTAATACTTTTATCATATTCTTCATCAAGGTCATCATCTTCATCGTCCTCCTCTTCATCATCTTCATCGTCCTCTTCATCGTCTTCTTCATCGTCTTGATCATATTCTTCCGATTTTTCAAGTATACTTGTATCTAAGTTGCTAATCATTGTTTTAGTAAATGAAAAAAGTATTGGTTCTGGCATTTTAGATAAATCAACATCTCCATCATCATCTAATAATGAAGCATAATCACTATTATATGTTTCATATATACCAATTTTAGATACTACAAACCCTTTATTTGCTAAATAAATGTTAAAATACACAATATTTTTACTTTTGTGTTCAAATTGTGCTAATCCTAAAACAAACTCTATTGTTTTATTGTATATTTTTGCCGAATAAATACTTGCTTCATGTTGAATATCATTCATAGCTATAGCTTTTGTTTCTTCATACTTAATTGTATTGTCGATATTGGATAATATCATTATATAATATAATTATTTTATAAGGAATATTTAAACTATTAATTAAAACTATTAAATAAAACTATTAATTAAAACTATTAATTAAAACTATTAATTAAAACTATTAATTAAAACTATTAATTAAAACTATTAATTAAAACTATTAATTAAAACTATTAATTTTTAATAATTGCATCATATTTATCGCGTATATTCATTAATTTAAATTTTATTTTATTTGTAAAACTGGGATAATTAGTGTTTAATAATAATAGTTTTATATCTTCAAATATTTTTGAATCACAATCTAATATTTTAACACATTTGCTATCTTTAAGAACTTCATTATAAAATAATAATAAAAATTCTTGTATTGTTTCGCAATAGTCTTTATTATTTTCTAATTCTAAATTTTTAATAAAAAATTTGTTAAAAACGAAAAATAATGAAGATATAGATTTATGATTTATAAAAAATTCATTATATAAAACAATAGTCTTATTGTTTTCATTATTTTCTTTTGGCATAAAAAGAGTAATAGTCTTTTTATAAAAATTTATTATAAAAATAATAAAACACTTATATTTGTCGTTATTTTTATTTATAGCAAATTCGTCACAGGTGCTTGTAACATTGTATTTAATAATATTATCAAAAATTAAAAACTCATTATAATATTTTTCTAATAAATTATATATAAAAAGTGTTTCAAGTTTATAATTTTTATTATAATATACAGTAAATATGGAAAATAATATATTAATATATATACAACTATAAGATACATTATTGTAACATATGTAATTTATAATATAATTGTCTATATATTCAATATCTTCATTATTATTAATTTCTATACAATTAGTTAACAATTCTATATACAATGTTATTAAATCTTGTTCTAATTTTGCATAATTAGTTGGTGCTAATTTATTTAATATACTTTTAATTGTGCTTTTAACTAACTCTATTTTTGTTTTTGTCTCTTCTTTTCTTTTGAGATAACTATTACTTGTGTTAATACTGTTATTATTGTTATTACTGTTATTATTGTTATTATTGTTACTATGATTATTAGAACGATTATTATAACTATTATAACTATTATTATAACTATTATTAGATTGTTGATAATAATTATCATTTGTTTTAACTTTTAATTTTGTTTTTTTAAATCTAACATCATTATCATTTTCAATAATATTTAATGACATATCATTATTAATTGTAATTAATATTGAATTTAAACAATCTAACAATTTTGTATCTAAAGTTTTATTATCTAATGATTGATAATAATTATTAATAAATGAATAAGAGTAGCTAATCATTTATTATTAATATAAATATAATATAACTATTATATTTATTCTTTTAATTATTTTCGTTTTATTAATATATATAAAGTCTTATACTATTATTAATAAAGACTATGAATATACTAACAACTGTTTTAAGTTTTTATGATGAATCACAAAAAAATAGTTCTAATGATTATAGTGATTGTTTTAAATTACCAATTGAATATTTAGAAGATTCAAAAAAAAAATTACTTAATAATAATATTATTACTGATTTAGAATTGAAAGTTACTAAAGAAGACAATACTATAGAAAAACAAGAGAATAGTATGTCGTGTGTTTATAATCTATATTATCATGTTTTTGACCCTACAAATATTTTTGAAAAGAATATTTTAAATAGATGGTCTAATTACTATACAAATGATAAAGATTTTTTGCAAGAAAGTCAAGAGTTATTAAAAAACTATAAATCAATTAAAAAAGTTAATTTCGCTATTGATACTGACAATTTATGCGACATAACACAAGAAGAACAATTATACAATAATTGTATATCAATCATTTACGATAATGGCTTTATAAATAATTATCAATATATTGATGTTCCATTTTTTGATAAATACAATAACAATAGTGTATTATTACAATGTTTAAGCATATATAATCTTACAAGTCCAGTATTTTCTTTGTTAATTCCAATAATATTTTTATTGTTGCCTTTTTTTATAATAAAACTACAAGGCTATGATATAACATTTAATTTATATTTTGATCATTTAAAGCAGGTATTTTCAAATCATATTATAGGACAATTATTTACGTCATTTAGTGAAACAACATTTAGTAATAAACTATACTTGTTGTTTAGTTTTGGATTTTATATTTTTCAAATGTATTTAAATTTTACAAGCTGTATTAAATATTTTACAAATATTAAATATATCAATAATACATTATTTGAACTAAAAGGCTATATAAGTAGTGCATTAAGTAAATATAATAATTTTTTAACTTATTCACAACATCTAAAAACATATAATTTATTTAATGCTGAAATAAGAAAAAATATTACAATTTTTACCAGTTATTATAGTGAATTATCTAAGTTACAACCGTATAAATTATCTATCCATAAACTTACTGAATTAGGACAATTAATGAAATGCTTTTATTTTTTAAATAAAAATAATAATTTTATAGAAAGCTTATATTTTTCATTTGGTTTTAATGGATACATTAAAAATATTGAAAAGTTACAAGAATTTATAAATAAAAATATAATAAATTATTGTTCTTATAATACTACAAATAGTAATACAAATAGTAATACAAATAGTAATATAAATAGTAATCCCACAAAATTTACAAATGCATATTATGCCAATTTAAATAGTATTCAAAATACAGATACAAATACAAATAACAATATAATAGTTAAGAATTCTTATTGTTTAGATAAGAATTTAATACTTACAGGTCCAAATGCTTCCGGTAAAACAACTATATTAAAATCAAGTTTATTTAATATAATATTATGCCAACAGATTGGATGTGGATTTTTTGATGATGCTCAAGTTAGATTATATGATTATATACATTGTTATATTAATATTCCGGACACAGGTGGTCGTGATAGTTTATATCAAGCAGAAGCAAGACAATGTAAAAATATATTAGACATTGTTGAAAAGAATAAAGAACAAACTCATTTTTGTGTTTTTGATGAACTGTATAGTGGAACTAATCCTGTTGAAGCATTAAGTTCTTCATTTAGTTATTTGGCTTATTTAAATAACTTTAGCAATGTAGATTATATTTTAACAACACATTATACAAAATTATGTAGGAAATTAAATAAACAAAATAACTGTTATTATATGAATGTTCTAAAAAAGAATAGTGATTTTGTATATACATATAAAATGAAAAAAGGCATATCAAAGGTAAAAGGAGCACAAAAAGTTCTCAAAGACTTATCTTTTCCAGAAAATATAATAAATGGAATGAATTAAATGAATTAAATGAATGCAATTTAATTATATTAATTCGTTAAACAATACTTAAAATAATATAATTAAATATTAATATAAATGTTACAATTATTTAAATTTATAGATTCTGGATTTTTATTAACATTAGGATTACTATTATTAATAGGGGGGTCAATAATGTTATATTGCTATCGCCGACTTAATTTATTAGAAAGAAGCATAATAGAACATGGTAAAATATTACAAAATTTTATAGTGAATTATAATAGTCAAATGAGCCGTTTATATTTATTAAATAAAGCAGGTTCTAATTTTGAAACTTGTGATTTTGAAACTTGTAATCTTGAAACTTGTAATCTTGAAACTTGTAATCTTGAAACTTGTAATCTTGAAACTTGTAATCTTGAAACTTGTGATTTTGAAACTTGTAATAATGATAAAATAATAAAAAAAATAAATATAGAAAAAAAAATAAATGTTTCGGACGACGAAAATGATGTATTGGACTATGATGATGAAGACGATGAGGACGATGATGATGATGATGATGATGAAGACGATGAAGACGATGAAGATGATGAAGATGATGAGGATGATGACGATGATGATGATGAGGAAGAAGATGAAAACGAAACTATTAAAAGTGATATACGCAAAAATAGTAGTAAGCAGTTTGATATAAAAGAACTTAATAATGAATTTTATGAAACTATTAAGACTAATATTACAAATGAAAATCGTAAAGAAGATATAGAACTTGTTGAACTTTCTAATTCAAGTTATTTAAATTCAGATGAAGACATATTTATTAAAAATTTACCAATTTTATTAAATAATTTTGATGAAGATTTAGAAAAAAATTCAAAAAGAATTACTTTAGAAAATAATTTAGAAAATAATTTAGAAACATCACAAAAAGTAGAAAAAAAAAATTATAGCAAAATGAGAATAGATGATTTAAGAACACTTGTTGTTACCAAAAATATTTTAGATAATGAGTCAGCTCAAAAAATGAAAAAAAATGATTTAGTTAAATTGTTACATAAATAATTTATATAAATAATTTATATAAATAATATATATATAAAAATGGAAAGTGGTCTAATGATGTTATTGCATTCAGTAATAATTGGTATAGTTTTATATGTAATTATGATTTTTGCTCTAAAACAGAGACCTGCTGTTGCAGAAAATAGAAGTATATTATTAGCAGCAATAATTTTAATATATATGATTTTATTTGGTCATGGACTACCTGGTTCAATTAATAAAAATTTATTTTAATTAAAGTTAATAAGAGTTAATTAGAGTTAATTAATGTTATAAAAATTAATGTTATAAAAATTAATGTTATAAAAATTAATATTATTACTATATAATATTAATTTTATGAGTTGGGGAACTTGTTATAGTGGTTCTAATAATATTCATTTTAATTATCCGGCATTAATGGAAGATTCAAGACTATTTAGCGATTATAATTCAACTGTTTTAAATGATAATGTTTTAAAACATAGAAACAATATACAAACAAATAGTGATTATAGAAAATATTTACAAACAAATAGTGATGCAATAATAAAGAATAATCAATTGATTGCATGTAATGAATGTAGCGTATGTAGTTATTATAATTATAATAATAGTAACACTAATAATAATAGTAAAAATAATAGTAAAACACCATATATTTTTGAATCTACTTTGTCACAAGATCAACCATATGGTTATGAAACAAGCAACTTAAAGAATTTATATTTATCACAACAACAGTTAGATGCACAGAAACACGTAACTAAGTATATTGTTAGTAAATAAAATAATTTTATTATATTTTATTATATTTTATTATATTTTATTATATTTTATTATATTTTATTATATTTTATTATATTTTATTATATTTTATTATATTTTATTA